AAGACAAGCCAAATTAGCCCAAAGCCCCCTCAAGACGCAGATGGCGGCACAAAGAATCCCAAGAGTAAATTCGTTCCAAAGGATTTACTTGGTCAAGTTAGGAACCATGTGAGCGCATCTGTCGCAAGACCAGATTCTCCAAATAAAGGAGATAGTGGTTTATATAAGACATTAGAAGAAATTGACACTAATTTGAAAACCATTAAAGTTTTTACTCAAGCCGAAAAACAAATCCTTGAAAAGTTTAAAAATGCCTTAGAAAGTTTCTTAACTCACCCTACTCTCAATCCACAAAACATTGTTTTCAAAAGACCTAAGAGATACCGAATGGTGGATGGAGAACTTAAGATTACTTCAAAGACGAAAGAAAAGATTTATGGGCACTACATTGACGACTATTTCATCAAGAGATACCCAAAACTAAAGGTTCCTGCTGGCTCTGAAAATTGGAGCAGTAAAACCAGAGATAAGGCAACACCCCCGTTATATCAAGCGATTTATGGCGGGGCTATGTTCCCTAAAGGTGGACTTATTGAAGTGATTGAATCTGCTATTGAGCAAATTGAAAAACCAATTGAGCCTGTCTTAACTAAAATCAATTCAGACCTTTTGGCTCAATTGCCACAGGTTAGGTCGTGGGTCATTAAAAATGCAAAGAGATTTTACAAGGATGGCAAATACAATTTGTCTGCGTTTAGAAGTGAATTAAATTCACAGACTTATCAAGGGGCGGATTCTCTTCTGTTTAGAAGATTAATGACGGCTAATCTTACAGGGGAAAAATTATCTTCTATTAATGCAAAGAATGTTTTGGCTCACCCCGTCCCTAAATTTAGAATTGATATGAAAACGAATAAGGCTATGCAAAACCTTATCAAAAACAGTTATATTCGTAGTCCAAGAGCAAAGGCTCCTACACCGAAAAAAGAAGAAGTCAAGAAATGGTTTGAGATGGTATTATGACATGGAAACAGATTTTAAAGGAAGATGTTGCTAAAAAACATCGTTTTATTTTTAATAAGGTAAATAAGAGAACAAAAGAATTTGGATATGTTTTGGACGGAGACGAAATTGGACCAATATATAAAATGGTTGGCGATATGAGAAAAAATATTGGTAGGCCAGAATTTGACCAAATTTATGATAAATTGAAAAAACATTTAGCAACATTGCGTTTTACACTTTGAGGTGATATTATGACAACAAGAAAGCGGTGTGGCTTGTGCCAAAGTGAACAAAGAGAGCAACTTGAAACTGCTCTTGAAAATCGCACGATGTCGTGCGATGAAATGGATATTGTTCACGGTTGGAGAAGTGGCACTGCGGCTCAACATCAGAGAAATCACATGGGGGATTATGAAATGTCTTCAAATCCACAGTGTAAGTTATGCACCGACCCAATGAGGAAACATTATGAAAGTGCGCTTTCCGAAGGAAATGTTTCAAGTGAAGGTGTTTCTACTGCTCTTGGCATATCAAAAGCGCAGGTGCAACGCCACATGAAGCACCACTTAACGCCAATCGTGCAAGAATCTGCGGCCATGATGATAGCCAAAAAAGAAGTAAATGAGATTGATTTGCTGTCAAACAATGTAGAGCGATTAGATAGGCGTTTAGAGCAAGTCTTTGATGAATTAGGGAATGAGTTAGACCCTAAGATGATTGATGCGCTTACTAAGTTAGCCAGAGAAATTCGTGAGTCTTTGAAGTATCTTATGGAGTTTAAGGGTAAATTGATTCACAAGAGACAAGACACAATTATTGTCGCACAAATGCAGATTGTTCAAGAAGTGCTTGCACAGAACAATCCTGAGATTTGGTTGGATATTAAAAGTAAAATGCAGGAGAGATTACAATGAGTTGGAAAGAAGAAATTAAAAAAGAAGACTACGAAACTAAAATGCTTAGAAGGCAATTGGAGTCATTAAAGATTCTTATTAAAGACATATCAGAAGGGAAAGACCCAAGCATTAGAGAAAGATATAATGTAGGGCAAGAAACGGGACTAGGAGATGCTTTAATGGACTTAGTTTCCGAAAAACACATTAAAGGGTAAATGCAGGAGAGATTACAATGAGTTGGGAAATCATACTAAAAGTAGACAAAACTGAACTTTTAATCCTCATTCTTCCGATGGGTGGAGGGGCTTCTTTTGAAGTTAGTGAAGAAGTAAGAGGTAGAAGTAGAAACACTTTAGGACTTTTTCCTACAAAAAGGGAAGCAATAGCATTTGCTAAAAAAGAAGGAAAGCGACAAGGAAAAAAGGTTGCCGATTTAACTTCTGGCGATGCTGTTTTTGTTTAAATTGGGAGAGATTACAATGAGTTGGAAAGACATAGTTAAGGGAGAGGAAGAATACTCATTTTATCTCGGACAAATTGAAAAGATAGAAAACATGCTAGAAAGACTGTATGATGATATAGAAAAATCTGCTATTGAAATGAACAAGCAAACAGGCTTACCGTTAGAACAGGCAAGAGAAATAATTAAAAACATACAAAAAGATACTATTGATGCAATAGAAAAAACACTTGAAGAATTTAAACAAAAATTAAAAAGGTCATTTTAGGAGAGATTACAATGAGTTGGAAAAATATTATTAAAGCCGCCACTAAAGAAGAAGTGAAGGCTTATGCTCAAGAAAAAGCAGATAAACTGGACAAGCCAATGTATTTTTTTCAAAACATGGGCAGGTGGGTTTTTGACCATGAGCCTCCAAAATCTATTAAGTATGAAGTAATCAATCCAACAGTTAAAATGGACGAAAGTAGAAAATTTCCAGAAGGATTTGCAGAACAAGAAATGATGGACATTAGTAAAAAATATAGCGAAGACACGCTATTTATGTCTTTTGATAATTTGGAAGAGTTAGTAGAAGCGATGCTTAAGAACAATACCATGAACGCCAAATCACTTAATGTAATCTATAATAAGGTCAAGTCTGGAAAAATAAACAAAGACAAGCAAAAAGAATACCTAATGAATTTCAAGAAGTATGTTTCAAGAAAGCATGGCCTTAGAAAACAATGGGCCGATTTAGTTTCTGCTGGTAAATTTTGAGGTGATTTCTTGTCTTGGCAGTTATTGTTGAAAAGTGAGTTGCCCTCCGATGAGGTCGCTCTTTTTTCCATGCTGTCGGATTATTCTACAACAAATCGTTTAAGGGATATTATTGCCGCAAGAAGCAAAAAAGGTGCTGGCAAAAGAAAATTTAAGGAATTTATTGAACAGTATGATGATTCAAGTCCCGAAGCCTTGCTCAATTCTATGGGTAAAGTCGCAAAAGATATGCTCGGTAGCAAAATTGAAGAAATTCACGACAATTTTTTAGCAATTAAGGCGGCACTTTCCAAAAAAATGCAACCTTCCCGCAAAGAAGGCGACAAATTGTCTGATTTTTTAGTTGAAGATAAGGAAACAGTTGAATATCTTTACAATAATTTCAAAGAAAACAGATTTAAACTCATAAGAAGTAAGGCCACGCCAGAAGAATTAGACAAAATGTTAAAATTATTCACAAAATACGCAGAAAAACCGAAAACTTTTGCAGAATTTGATGATGTTTTGAATTTTGGCTACGCAAAACTGAAAATTATTGTTCTTGGGGCCAAAAAAGACAGCGTTTCTGGCTTTGAAAGCGAAAAAGGCCCGACAAAGGAGGCCACCACTTTCAAAAAGGTTATCAAAGACGCTGAAATTGATGCTATTAAGAAGAAAGAGGTCAAGGATTTGGCTAAAAAACTTGGGATGGAGTTAAGAGAGGGAGAAAACTATCGTATGGAGAAGACCATATCTCGGAATGCTTCAAGATTTTTAGGAAAACAACGAAAAACGGAAGGATTTAAGTTTCAACAGGCAGAAGAAATTAAGACCTACCAAGTAGCAGAAATAGGAAGTAATGAAGTCAAGGCTTTCTTTAGATTAATGAATATTCAATACAAAAGACAGAATTTAAATACTAGACTCATAACAAACGCTCTAAATTTTAAGATTGATGGTCAAGAAATTGGACATGAAAAGGCCAAAGAATTGCCTATTATGTATAAATCTAACGAACAATACAGAGGCACTGACTTTATGTTTGAACTTTTATCAAGTGAAAAACAAGGTATAGGGGCAGCCGAAGATGCCTTAAGAGCCACAGTTTCAGGACAAAGATTTGAACTCCTACCCGAAGAAGAAGCCGAAGAAGCAACAGAAGATGCTTCGGTTGAAGTTTTAGTGCCAAATGATTTCATAGAAGCGATTGGTCTTCAACCTGACGATTTTAAAGAGGTCGGAAATTCAATTGCATTGGACGATACTGCTCTATTTGATATAAATGAATCAATCAGTGAGTATGATGAGGCTCCCGAAGAATTAAAAGAAAAATATCCAGATTTTGAATTTGATAAGGCTAAAGGAGTATATGTTGAAACTTACTTTAAGTCCCGAAGAGAAGCAGTTGAAGGGGCAAGTGTAGACATAAATGACCCATTAAATGCTTTAATTGAAATCGCAGAAGAAGAAAATAAAGGCATTACTGCTCTTTCAGATGATAATAAATTTCGTGGAGAAGGTAGATTTGAGGATTCTAACAAAGGCGTTCTTTTACTAAATCTAATAACTCTTCTTGAAAAATATGGTGGTGGAGAAGCGATGGATAAGGGGGAAGAAATCTACACCCCCGCCAGCAAAGGTAAAGAGGCGAAGGTCAATAGCGAGGCGAAGAAGCCTTTCCTTGACGAATTGGATAATGAAATTAAAGAATTATCTACTAAGTTTAGAGATGGCATTAAAAAGAAACTTCAAGATATTATTGACAATCCAGGAAAATATTCAGAAATTTACGGTATTAAATCCCAACAGGCAAAAGTTTTAGATTTAGAACAAATTTTACCAAAAGAATTTTTTAGCGTTGAAGTTTCAAAAGAACAACAAGATGGCAAAATGGTAGGAACCGAAGTCAATTTAATCAGGGTGGTATGATGAATCAAAAATTCCCTGTATTATCTCAAATTTATGAGTATTCAGACGCTGATGGCTTTGATTGGCAAAACAATAAATTAGACGAAGGGGCAGACAAAAAGAATGCAATTCTCTCCATTATTCCTGCTCCACTACAAAGCCTCTCTCCCGAACAAATCACCTCCGAATTAGATACTTCTTTTCTTGACACTTCTTCGTTGAGAAGAGAATTGATGGGGATTGCAGGAATTAAAACTCTTGGGAGAAGGCCAGAAGTAGCAAGGGCTTTAGTGCAGGAACTTAAAAATTACTTTAGGCCACCAAAGAAACAAAATCCATTTGAAATTATTTTAACGGACACCACTACGGGTATTCCTACTCTGAATTATAAGGGCGAAGCATTAACTCTTGAAAGAATGAAGAGAAGAAATCTTGATTTGGAAGATTTGTCTTTAAATCGTGGCATTAAACCAAAGGCTCTTTTAAGGCAAGTTAAAAATGCATTTAAGGTTGGACAAGGTGAGAGGACTCTAACAACCGTTCAAAAAAGAAATCTTGAATTGCTCATAAAGTATTTAGAGGACTACGAAATGCAAAGAAGACCTCAAAGGGCTTCAAAGAAGATTTCCTTTACTATTGACGACCGAGATATTTTCTTTGGTCGTGCGGGTGAAATTGAAGTAGAAGATGTGCAGAACGCATATGACTATTGGGAAGGCATTTCTAATAAGATTAAGAAGTTCACAGAAAATGTTGAAAAACTTATTGATGATATGGATTCCAGCGATGCCGATATGAAGAAACTTATTGAATTTTACAATAAGAATAAAGGCGACGACTTCTTAAATTACATCGTAGAATACCCAGAAAGAACGGTGAAAATTGAAGACATCAACGATAGAATCGCTCAGTTTATTTCCGACTACTTACACACTTATAATATTCTTACTGTTTATGGCGACATTAAAATGGCTCAACATAGTGGAGAAGGTGCAAAAGAAGCACTTGGAGAATTAGACTATGATACTTGGGGCTTTCAAGCAGATGACGCAGATTCTCAAGCAAGGGATGAATCTAATATTGCTGAAGCAGCACTAAATAAACCTACCCGACTTAACAATCAAGAAGCACCCTATGATAGAAAGGCTGCGGAATTAGAAATTGACATGAAAGAGCAATCTCCAGATATTTACACGGATGATATGAAATTGGATGCAGTTTCAATTCTTGCTCTTAAAAGAAACTCTACCAATTTTACTACTGATGTTGAAATTGATTTCTTTAGAGAATTAGCAGAAGATAAAATAGGTGATGTTCTTAATGCCTTCAAAGATAAAGGTATTCCATTTTCAGATGAAGATGTTGAAAATTTCCGAGGGTTTTTAGGGAGAATTAAAAAGTTTGAAGAAGAAAGGTCTGGTATGTTGCCTGTTTTCTTTTCAGAATATACTCCTCTTGATGAGTTTTATAGCGGCGGGGTTTTTGGCAAATCAAGAGATTATACTGAAAAGATTACTGAATTCTTTTCTTTGTTAAAAAATGCCATTGAAACTCAAAATACCACGCTTCCACAAAATGTTAATTTAAGGCTTTATGGAACAAGGGAGAGAGCAAGACAGGGAAATGAAAATATTCCCGCTTCGGAAAAGCCCTTTTACGAAAGAAGGTCTAAAGTAAGTGGTCGTGGGGGAACAGGCAATCTTAAGCGAAATCTTGATAAAGATTTAATCAAAGATATTATTGAAGATATTGAAGAGTTATATGCTTCTCCTATGGATTCGGAATATTGCTTTGGCTATGAATTACCTTTTGCTGATACGGGTTCAATGAATGTTCTAATGACTTACGGAGATTCTAAAGAGTTTGAAGGCATTAATTTATTGTATAGAAAACTTATGCGAGATAAAACTGCCGCCTTTAGAACGGGAGACTTAACAAAACTCGCTAACTCTATGAAACAAATCAATGATGGATTTACTAACATTAAGAATGCTAAAAGAGGATTTGAGAAATTCGTTAAGGTTCTATCAAAGGCATTTGGCGTTAGAAAAGGAGATGAATATTACAATACTATTCTAAACGATGCCGCCGCTATGTTTGGTGGACTTAAAGCAAACATGGGAAATACTGAAAATGTTTCTCTTCAAGGCGTAGATGTAGATAAAGCATATAGAGAGTTTATTGAGGCTAATTCACAGAGACAAGTAGGTTTTGCTAACTTAAAATCCATTAGGGACTTTAAGAGATTCTTTAAGAAAAGGTCGGGAGAAATGTCCTTTGCTGAAACATTTACTTCGGATAAGGAAGGAAAATCTAAGAGAAGTGCGGCGGCAGGGGCTATTAAACAAATTGAAGAACAAATTAAAAATCTCAAGAGAAGAGACATTCAAAAGTCTTTATCCGATAAAATTCTTGAAGTGCATGATAGTCTTCGCTTGCTAAAAAAGGAAACAATTTATTATGGTCGGCATGACTTGGAAGATTATGATTCCATGCAAAACATGATTGTCAAAATGCAAGAACAATTTAGCAGAGATATCTCAGTTAATGAATTAACCAGCATTGTTTCTGAAGTGAATGCATTTGACGACATTTCAAAGTCTTATGGTATTTCAAAAGAAGAAGTGTATTTTATTAAGGCAAACTTTAGGTGATATTATGAAGTGGGAAGATATTTTGAAGATTAGCAATAGAAAAGCGAGAGAAATAGCGTATGAGTATGCTCGCGCAGATTATGATGCTGGTAATGAAGAGAATGCAGAAAGACTTTCAAAGCCTGTTGTAGAGGAAATAGATAAATTTTCTGATATTATAAGAGAATACATGGCCGACACAACGGGAAAAGCAAAAGAAAGATTTGAAGAAACCCTTGATGCTTTAAGATATTTTAGGGGAACAGTATTTAAAGATGGGAAGTATCATTTAAACACCTCTGCAGATGTAGAAAGAATGAGAAAAAGACTTATTCCTGTTAAAAAATTCCTTGTGAGGCAAGCAGGTATTCCATCTTCTGAGTTTAGTTGGTTTAAGTGATACTATGAAGAAAATGGTTGAGATTTACAGCAGTGGTAATGAATACTATTATTATCTTGATGGGAAGAAAAGAGGCGGATTCTCAACAAAAGAAAAAGCCAAAGCCGATGCCAAAGAAATGAATAGAGCAAGAAAGGCAAGAGGTGAAAAGAAAATTGTTTCTGGTAAAGTGAAAAATATTAGAACAGGGCCGATTCAACAGGGGGCTACAAAATTGACAGATAGAAAAAGAGAACTTAAGAAAAGCGAATGGTTTGACCTTCTTAAGAAAAAGCCTTCCCGAAGAGAAAGGAAACAAAGAAAATACACATACAAAGTCCCAAAAGGAGTTTATACTAAACCTGCTTTGAGAGCAAAGATACATAGAAGGTTATGGGCTAAAAATACTCATGGGACAGGAAAATATCAATGGTCTGGTCGTAAATCGCAAGAACTCAACCGATTGTATCAAAAGGCAGGTGGTGGCTTTGTCAATAAAAAGTGATTGGTGGAACACTATCAAAGGCTTAACCGATACGCAAAAAGATATGGTGGAATGGAACAAAGAAAATTGGCAATCTCTTGGTGATGGAAAGAATGATAGGTATGCTCCTAAAGCAGTAGCGGATTCTCTTACCTCCGACCAAAAAGCATATGAAAATAGAAAAAAAAGTGAAGGAAAGAAAAAAGGAAAACAGCATGTTCCTAGAGGAAAAACGGCAAAGAAAGTATATAGGAGGATTGAGGGACGATGAATTGGCAAATTATCTTAAAAGAATTATCCTGCCCAATAGCAACACAGGATTTAAAATTCAATACTAAAAATCGTAATGCGGCTATTAAGGATGAGGACATTAAATATGGCCCACTTAATATTGACGAACCTGCTGATTATTGGGAAAAAGTCGCAGAACATTGGGACACTTCTGTTGAAGCCGCTAAGAAATCAAAGTGTTCTAACTGTGTCGCTTTTGACATTAGCCCAAGAATGAAAGACTGTATGCCAATTGTAGATGTTAAGGATAAGGGACTTGGATATTGTTGGATGCACGATTTCAAATGCCATGAGGATAGAACCTGTTATACATGGGCGAAGGGTGGGCCAATCAAGAAGGATGAAAAGTCCAAGAAGAATCAAATGAAGCGGGAGGAAAAGAAATGAATTGGAAAGATGTTTTAAAGGTACATTGTGGCACAGAAAAAACAGATAGCGAAGAAAAGGAAGAGTTTGAAAAGAAACTTTTTGGCAATCAAAAAAGAATTGATGCGAACAACGATGGTGAAATTACAGGAGAAGACTTTGAAATCCTAAATGAAAAGAGAAAGGCTGTTAAAAGCGACTCTCAAATTGAAAAAGAAATTATTGCTATGTTCAAGAAAGAAGGAGGTGCGTTAGGGATGAAGAACTTAAAGTCAATTGCACCGCCAAAGGAACTCAATAGAATGTTAGATGCCATGATGCGTAAAAAGATAATTTATAAGCACAAGCATGGCGATTTGATTATGAGGTGAGATTATGGCATGGGAGGATATTTTAAAGAGAAAAAGAAGAGAGCCAGACCCTCCCAAAGACTACGGGTTTAAGCGTTATGACGGTGCGGCAGATGCGGCCCGAAAGAAAAGAGAGGCTATTCTCAATGACCCTCAAATTAAAATTAATCGGTTAAAGAAAAGGGCTGAAGAGTTAATAAAAGAAGGCGAAGAATATATTAAATCAGAGGAAGAAGATTTAGACAATGAATTAGAATATTTTTCTACAGAAATGGAGGGAATGGATTTTGAAGACTCTAGATATAGAGTAGGTAGGTTTTATAATACGATTGAAAAAATAGAAAAAAGACGAGCCTATATTCGATTTTTAGAGGACAATATTAAAAATAAAACATGGGATAATTTGCGCTTTGTTAAGCAAGGAAGTTCTATGTTCAAACCATCTTACGAAATTATGAGCCATTTAGGTGGTCGTGATGGTGATATTGCTGAAGATAATAGATATGTATTTGGAAATTATTCAAAAACGGCAAGTGAAATCCTATTAAGAAAATTAAAGGAAATTGGATTCAAAAATGAAGAGATTCTTGAAAGGTATCGGTGAAAATATGTCATGGGAAGATATTCTCAAAAAGAAGCCTAAGAGCGCAAGGTCAAGGGCTTTAGAGAGAGCCAAGAAAAAGGGCCTTAAGGGACTTAATCGCCCTCAAAGACTAAACGATGATTCTGATAAGTCTCATCATGTTATGGCTTTTGAAGGCAAGCAAGCCAAATACATTAAATTTGGACAAAAGGGAGTCAAAACAAATCAAACTGCTGGACAACGGCGAGCATTTAAATCACGACATAGAAAGAATATTAAGCGTGGTAAAATGTCTGCGGCTTATTGGGCTGATAAGGTAAAGTGGAGTCCAAGCAAGACCAAAGAGAAAAAGAATAAGAAATGGCGTAAAGGGTCGTGATTAAATGAATATAACTATTCCTAGCCAAATGTATTCAGAAAATGAGATGTTAAAAATCTGGAATAGTTATTGGTCTAAAAATAATAAAAAATACTTAAAAAAACCTAGAAGAGAAAGACCAACAGTTAAAACTCCACTTTCTACTGAAAACCCGATGTATTTTATGGCTTTTGATGGAGAAATTCCAGTAGGATATTGTGGAATAGAAGATAATGGGTCTTTTTTTGCTAGTGCAGGAGTATATGTTGTTCCCGACTATCAAGGAGAAAGAATTTCTAGTAATCTAATGAAAAAGAGGTTAGATAAGGTAGATTCCGCAAATAAACCAATAATTGCTTTTATTAATAATAAAAATTTACCAGAGGGAACTTGGTATAATGCTTGGAAAAGAAAGGGTTGGAAAAAAGCAGACTTAGAAAATCTTCCTGAAAATTTGCCCGCAAATATTGTAAAAAAAGAAATAGAGGCGTATGGAAAAGATTATGTTTTAATTTATTCAAAGGACAATATTTCTAAAGCATGGTTTAATGTTCTTAAAAGGCACAGGTGAATGAAATGAATGACATTGAAGCCTTTAATTTTGAACATGAAATGGATATGAAATTATCCGAAAAATCCTTCCCCTATTTCTTTCAAAATGTTCTTGGTTTTGACTTTCCCTCTTACATTCAAGAATGGCATGAGTTAATGAATGATACACAGAGAACCGTTATTATTTGTTCAAGAGACCACGGTAAATCTGTTTTTATGCATTCGTGGGTAGTATGGAAATTAATTTTCTCTGAACCCCCATATCAAATGCTTTATATTTCTTCTAACCAAAAGCAGACTTTGGTTCACATGAGGGACATTGATAAGATGTTCACACACCCGATGCTTAAGAAATTTAAACCCGCAAGAGGTTGGGCTATTGGAAACATCACATTAACAAATGGAAATCAAATTCTTGAGCGTTCTGTCGGTTCACAAATTCGTGGATTGCACCCTCAAGAAATTGTTATTGACGACCCTTTAAAAGAATTCAGTATTTCTGGTATTCAAAAAGTGACCGACTGGTTTTATGGGGATATGATTCCTACACTTCACCATACTGCTTCTTTACGAGTTATTGGAACACCTTTCAGTTATACAGATATTTACCAACAGTTAGCAGAAAACGAAGCCTATACTGTTAGAACATACCCATGTCTTAATGCTTTAAATGAACCTCTTTGGCCTGAGCGTTGGGACTATGATGCACTTATGGCAAGAAAGGCTGAAGTAGGGTCATTAATGTTTACACGGGAATATATGTGTGTTCCGATTTCAACAGGAACATCTTTATTCAATCCCGAATATTTAGAAAAAGCAAAGAATAAAAACTTTGTTCTTCGTCCTCAAAGAAGAGAAGGATATAAGTATTATGTTGGCGTAGACCCTGCAATTTCAACAGATGGGGATTACAATGTTATTACTGTTCTTGAGGTGGATGAACACGACAATAAATCTATTGTATATATTGACCGTTCAAAGAATGTTGAATTTAGAGAGAATATTCAGAAGGTTAGACTCATTGGAAAAATTTTCCATCCTGAAGTTGTGTTATTTGAAACAAATACATTCGCTAAATCTTTTACGCAGGAACTTAGAAATATTACGGATTTAAATGTGCATGACTTCAATACAACAAGAAAGCGTAAAGAAGAGATTATTTTAAGCCTTCAAATGAATTTTGAGAATGAGAAAATTAACTTGCCCTACGGAAACGAAGAGAGCCGAAGAGTCTCGGCTTCATTGATTGAAGAATTGTCAATGTTTGCAATTACAGACCGAGGCAAATTTGAGGGAATCGGGGCGCACGACGACATGGTGATGAGTCTTGCTTTGGCGAATGCGGCAACCCATACGCTTAGTGAAACATTCATACTCTTGGACGACATGGGAATATTTGAGCCAGTCAGCCAGCCCAAATACGGGCGGTCAAATGGCTTCATAGGGCTTAACTTTTGAGGGGGATATAACATGCTAAATATCAAGGATAAAAGTCCCGAAGAAAAAGAAGAAGTGGCGGATAAAATTAAGGAAGTGGCACAAAAAGAAAAAGAACTGGAAACGATTCAAATGGGTTTTACTCATGTTATGTCTGACTATGAAGCCATTACAAATCTTTCTAAGAACCTTAACATCAATGCTACCGAAGCAAGAAAACAACTTCAAGTCTTTCCATCCGAATATACCGTTGATGGGCAGACTATTCCCGACCTTATCAAAAAGATGAGAAAAGCCCGAAGGCAATTGAAAGGAGAACATAGAACTAAGATGGCAAAAGCGATTGATACGGTTATTGATGGCTACTCCGACCATATTTCAAAGTGCATTGATTCTATCTATTGGATTACTCCCTACAAGGTTCCTCTTCTAAAAATGCGCTTTAATGAAAAAGATTTACAAAAGTTAAATAAAATTGATGATGTGCCAACAAGAAGACGGGTCGTTGATTCACTTTGTAAAATGTGGGAAGCAACATTAAGTCAAAATGGGATGGCTTTCTCACCAGACTTTGCTAAATTAGAAAAAGATATTCGCTCTGCAAGAAAAGATTTCAGAGAAGTAATTAAATCAATAACAGACCAATCTCTTATCAAATCAAGAAAAGAAAGAACATATGACTTTATTCTTGATACTATCTGTGAAAACCCCGGAATTGGTTTAGGTGAGATTCACGACAGAATGCCCACTTCTTTACACAAAAGTTCCTCAATTAAAATTATTAAAGGAATGATTAAGAAAATGGATGTTGGTGAAGTAGAAGGTAGCCACTATAAATTGCCGAACATGCTAAAGAAAAATATTTGGGCTTACACTGCGGCATTTATTGATTCGGACGGATATATTACAATGGATAGAAGCCATAACCCAAGAGTCGGTTTAGTCGCAACAGGCGACAGGGGGAGAGTATTCATGGAAGAAATTCATAAGGATATTGGTTTCGGAAAACTGCATTTAAATCAAAAGTCTCCGCAAGATACTCGCCCTGTTAATCGTTTAAATTTTTATTCTCAAGACGATGTGCATAATCTCTTAACTAAGTGTTTGCCACATCTTAGAATGAAGAAGGGAAATGCAGAATTGCTTCTTGAGTTAGTTAGGATGAAGAAAGGATTCAAAAAAGAAGCATGGTATAAAGAACGCTGTGATGAAATTTTCAAACTGATGAAGTGGGAGAACCATAAAGACCATGTTGGTTTTGACTTCTCTAAAGAGGGAATTTACTTGGATGATATTCAAAAATACAAAGACAATTGTAAAATGTCTGTTATGGATTCTATGGAACGGATTGGAACGGTGTTGTGATGCCTCGCCAACACTATGATATTTTCAAACATAAGGTAAGAACCAAACTACCTAAGAAAATTAGATATGCTACTGTTTGCAGAAGATGTAGAAAAGAAAAAATAGCAAATAGATGCTTGACTTGTCAAATTGAAGAAGCGATGCTTTGGACAAAACCCTACTGAAGTGATATTATGAAATGGAAAGATATTTTTAAGTCAGAATCTCGTCAAAGAGAAGTAAATGAACTTTTGCATAAATTAAATACTCTTTTAGAAAAACATTATCCAGTTGAAGCAAACTATGCCTTTGGAAAATTTATGGACGAACTATCTAAAATATCGCCTTTAGAGGAAGATAAGTAATGCAACAGAAAAGATTTCAAAGGCAATTAATAATAGCCAAACATTGTTCAACCTTTACTGATGCTAACGAATAGACACATTGATAAGAGAGATAACACTTCAAACGAATAGGGGGCGCAAGCATGGTTGAACAAAAGCGAAGATTTTCCTTTACTAACCTATTTCGTCGTTCAACCCCAAAACCTGCGGATAGAAATATCTATAACATGGGTATTCAAGAACGACAGAATAACTACATGATGACAGCACCAATCATTTATTCAATGGTGCAACAATCAGTTATTGTCCGAACATGTATTACTCAATTAAAGCAAGAGATTTTTAGAAGAGGCTATGAATGGGAAAAGGCATTTGAAGCCCATTGTAATAATTGTCAGAAAAAACACCAAATGGCTGTTTTAAAATGCTCTCGTTGTGGTTCAGAAGATTTAAGGATTCCTGATGAAAAACAACTGCAATATGCAGAGAAATTTTTAGAAGGATATGTGAATCCATCCGAGCAATTATTTATTGATGTTATGAAAGAGTTGGAAGACGACCTCAATACAATGGATGATGCTTACATTGTTTTTGTTAAAGAATATTTCTTAGATGGAAATGGTAAAATTAGAATGCATCGCATCAAAGAAATTTATCGTGGCGACCCAGTGAGTATGTTTATTTATGCCGATGAAAACGGAGTTAAGGGAACAAAAGGTTTTACTTGCGTAAATCATCGTAATTTTATTTCAGCAGAACCCCATGAACATTGTGAACACTGCAATAGTAAATTGTTTCCTGTGCATTATGTGAATCGCGCAAATGGAGAAGAACAGTATTTTATCAAGGGAGAAGTCTTGCACTTTAGTAAATACAGTCCTTCTCGTTTGTATGGCTTTTCACCTGTCATTACACTATACAATCACATTATGACTCTAATCGCTATGGAAAACTATGTTAATTCTTCTTACACAAAGAGCCGAATGCCGAGAGGTTTACTTGCAGTGCAAACGAGAAACATGGATTCAATGAGAGCCTTTTGGCGGTCTGTAAAAGAAAAAATGGAGAAAGACCCACACTTTATTCCTGTTATGGGAATTGAAGCAGAGGGTGGTAAAGGCTCTGTTGAATGGATTAAATTCATGGACAGCCTAAAGGAAATGGATTATGTTTCCGTCAAGGATGATTTGCGAGATAGAATCTCCGCCTTCTATGGGGTGAGCAAGGTATTCATGGCTGATAACACTACAAGCGGTGGACTCAATAATGAAGGTATGCAGATTTTGGTCACGAATAGAGCAGTTCAAATGGCACAAAATGTCTATAACAATTATGTTTTCCCGTTTTTAACAAAGCAATTTGGTATTACAGATTGGAACTTAAAATTGCCCCCAAGTGAAGAAGAAGATGAAATTGCTGTTCTTCGCAAGCGTGAGATTGAAGTCAATATTGCGGCATCAATTAAGAATTTAGGATTTGAAATTGATATGGACGAAGATGGACAATTTACTTATTCAAAGCCCGAACCCGAACCTCAAGAGGAACAACCTCAACAAGAAGGGCAGGTTGAGAAAGACCCCTATGCAGGAACAAATATTGATGCTTCCCAATTAGGGCAAATGCAAGAACAGGCTTTACAGGGGCAACAATCTACACCCCAAGAGAACCCGCCAGCCACAAGAAATAAACCCTCAATGAGCGTAGGGCCAGATAAGCGAATGACGGGATTACCCGAAGATGCTGGAAATCAAAATGTAGATAGAAGAAGCGAAAGGAGGATTGGTTGATGAATTGGAGAAATATTTTGAAAAGCGATAAACCACGGTGGTCTGCATTTTTTTCAGAAAACGACATTACTGAATTTCTTAAAGAAGCCAAAAGGAAAGAAGGAGAAGATATACGAACTCACGGCTTTTTCTATGAACAATTTTATGAACTAAGTGATAAATATAATATTCCTAGAGATGCAGCGGAGTTTATTTACCGAAGCCATTATAAGGACAACATTTACAATGTTAAGCCAATTACAGACATTAAATCCTATAATGCCGCAAATAGAAAGGCAATTGAAGAGAGACAAAAGGCAAAAATGAAAGAAAGACAAAATCGCCCACCCCGAAGAAAGGGACAAAAAAGACGGAGAGGATAATATGATAGAAGAAGTGAAAGGCGGGTTGGCTGATGAATTGGTTTAGCATAGTTAAGAAAAAAAGAAACATAAAACTACCTTCAAAAAGAAAGAAGGATTTAGTAGATACAGGCAAATATTATGGCTACGGTAAAAAAACTGGGCCTAGTAAAGAAACAATAAAAAATCAAAAGGCAACTAAAATTCATATGTTAAAAACTCGTATGTCCAATCAAATCCTGCAAATGATAGAAAGAGAATTGATGAAACACTTGGGAAATATGAAAGACGGCATCAAATATGCCGAACAAAGGGGAGATTTAAAAATGGTAGAAGCGCAAAAAGAACTTATTAGTAATCTTGAAAATAATAGCCCTGAAAAAATTAGAGACAAAATTTACGATTTGTTAGTAGATAAATTTGAAAAAGAAGTCAGCGAAAATCCCAAAGTATTATTCTCAAAATATAAGGGAGATAAATTAACAGATATGGCAGTAAACGAAGTGTTTGAAAACGGCGACTTTTATTTTGATATAGAATCCGCTAAAATTATTGAAAGAGAAATAATCAGAAGAAGAATGGCATACTAAAGATGGAGAAGATAATATGACAGAAGACACGAAACAAAAAGAAATCCGCTTGAAGAAAGAATTAGCAAAGGTTAGAGCGCAGAATTCAGATGATATGAGAAAGACTACAAAGAACCGAGATTTCTCGGTTGGTGGTTTGCCTCCCGATACTACGCATAAGGCGACTCTTGCATCAAATGATGTTCCCGATGTTATTCTTCCCCCACAGCGAAGAAGAGGCAAGAAAGAAAATATTCCCTTTTGAGGTCGTCTTATGTGGCAAGCGATTATTGCGAAGCAAGAAGATAATTTATATTATCTCTTGAAGTTTTTCGCTGAATCGTTAGATGATGATATTTTGAAAGCAACTCGCAAACCACTTACAATGAGATATGGAGTAGATGTGCAAGAAGGAGATGTTAAAGATTACGACCCTGCACAATATCTTGCTCAAAATACTCAAGAACAATATCTTCGTCGTTTTCAAGGAGCAACCAAAAAGGTTTTGGCTCAGAGAAAAAAACTTATTGATGCAAATAAAAAGTTGGCTGAAGAATTGAATGAAGCCCAAAAAATTACGGATAAAGACTTACCTAACAATAAAAAACTTTCTGACATTAAATCGCAAATGACAAAACTCCGAACAGAAATAAATGAGTATGCTGAAAATCCTGACCCAAATCAAAAAGAACGAGTTAAGGAACTAAGAGAAAAGTTAGAAGCGCAAAGTAAAAAATATAACTCTGCTTTAACTTCTTATTCTTCTAAAATGAAAGAAAGGGCCGACAAAATCACTGCCCAAATTAAAGACAATGATGCAGCAATTAAGTTAATTGGAGAAAAAGTTCAATCTGCCAAAAAACAAAAGACACTTGCTTCAAAAGAAAAGTCTCTCACCGCATACATGAAAAAGCCTACTATGGCAAATTTACAAAAATACTTTGATGAAATTGCAGACCGTGAGGCAATCATTCGTTTTGCTTCTGGGTTTAAATTAGATGCCTCAAAAGACATAGAAGGATTAGGGAATCTTCGCTCTGCTCAATTAGAAGAAGCAGCACAAGAATTTAAGCCTGTTGAAGCAACAGAAAAAATAAAGGAAAAATTTGATGCTCAATTGAGAGGATTAGGATATGTTGGGCCTGAATCTGTCAAGACTGTTTTAGAAAATATTTCGTCAAGAAAATCTAAAAAGACTACAAATAAGCCATTTAACCAATTGGGGCTGATGGAAACTATATTTACTGATGAAGACATCAAAGAGTTAAAGGACTTAATTAGTGATAATAAAACAATTTTAGAATCTTTAAAACAAAATATTGAATTGCCTGTTCCAAGTGGAGCAGAACCTAAAGAGCATTTTAGTGCAGTTTTGAATCAGCCTGAAGGAAGTAAGGTTTCTCCGAACAGAAACATTCATGATGCACATAAAGGAGCAGTGTATAGAATTTATGAGATTTTAAGGAAGTATTACTATGATAGGACTCTTCCTGAAAACAAAAGAAACACTGCTAAAAAACTAATGCGGAGATTAGAAAAACTAAATGAAACAAAAAAGGGTTCTGAGTTTAAAAATTTCAAGGTTCCAAATTTAGGAACAAAGGGATATGAGAAAGAGGAAAAGGATAAGGTTGAAGATATTGACCGCAACCAAATACAAAACCCTGAATTCTTGAACGAATTGGCAGTTTCTACCATTGACCTTTACGAAATGATTTACAGAGATTTGGACTTGACGAAGAAGCAAGCCCAAAACGCAGAGCAATCTAAAGAAGTGGAAAATATTATTGAAGTCTTCTCTAAGAAGATTTCAAAAGACTTTGCTTTGAGAGAAGCAGTTATCTTAATTTTAGATGCGTTTGCAGATAAAGAAGAAGCAAAAGACTTTATGGAAAGTTATCTTTTTGATGATGAATATGATGAATACCGTGTTCCCAAAATACATCGTAAGAACCTTAGCGAAAGCAACAGAGAAAAAATTATGGATGTTGGAACAGAATTGTTTGAAGAATTAAGCCAGCCAATGGAAACTTCGGAAGGAAAGAAAGAGTTTTATGTTGATAGAATCAATGACATTATCAAAGATACAGGAGTTAAGATTCCTCGTAGAAAAATGAAAGCCAAAACACTTAATAAACTTTTAAAGAACCCATCTGATTCTGCTTCGGCATCTAAATATGTTCGCAAATATGTTTATGAAAAGTTAAAGAAACTATTAAGTGATATTCCAGAAGAGAAAGATGAATTTGGAAGGCAAACAACATTTGTTGTAGATGATGACACAAGAGGACAATTAAAAAACTTTAAAGATTGGTTGGACAATTTTGACGAAAATATAGAAATAACTAAAAAAATAAGAGACTTGCAGAAAAAACTACCTCAAGATAAAAGAGGGCTTATTGATGCTTCTGCGGGAGAGCAACTTGATTTTACTAGTCTATTTGATGAGAAAAAGTTAAACGAATACTTACAAAGAATATATGATGATGATTCTCAAAAAGAAGAAGCCGAAGAGACTAAAAAATTAATAAATGAATCTAAGGCTTTACTGAAAGAAAGACCCGCCCTTAACTGGACATCTTTATTTGATTCAATTCCTGACACTAAACAAGCAAGAGCATTTTTTAGGGTCTATAATAATAAAAGAACGCAAGATAATATGAAAACAGTATTTGGTGAAGCAGACGAAGGGGCAGAAATGCCGCCGCCTCCAAAGAGAGACAGAAGTAAAATTTATGATACTGAAAATAAATTGTCTATCGGTGAAGAAACTATTCTTCAAGTGTTGAAAAGAAAGGATAAAGCAAGTTATGATAAATATATTAAATTTGGTCCAGAAAAACTTAAAGCACAACTTAAATTTATTTCTGACAGAATTAAACAAAATGAGAAAAAATTATCGGAAGAAAATAAGAAAAAATATAATCAATTAGATACCGATTATGAAAGAAAAGAATTTATCATAGAACAAATGATTGCGAGGAGGAAGAAAAAATGACATGGGATTTTTACGACGATGGACGAGAAATTAAGTTAGAAAAGGCTAAGAAGTCTGAGACTATTCTTAATTCTCTTGACCCAAAGCAAAAAAAGGCTTTGAAAAAGACGCTGCAAGCAGCAGAACCGACAGAATTTTTTGGGCAGGACTTTACCAAATTAGGTGAATTACTGAACATGATTGAGAGTTTAGAATTTACGAAGTCGGATAAAGCATTAACGAAGAAAGTTAAGAGCATGGATGAGCGCAACCTTGATATTGTCGCTACTGCTACCAAACTTCGTAAGGAGTATGAATTGCTCTATCGTCAAATTAGAGATTTAGTTTATCCAAAGCCAAAAAGAAAGAAAGGTGAATAATATGACAGATTCGGACATTAATAAAGACTTGTTGGAGATTATTAAGGCTCTAACAGATAAAATTGAAAGATTGGAAAAGGCAGTATATAACGACGATAATCTACTAATGAAGTCGGGTTTCGTTGTAGCAAATACTCCAACGCCACACATTAGCAATTCTGCGCCAATGTCGCCAGCAGGTGATATTGCGAAGATGGAATGGAGCGATATTCACGAATTAGTCAAGAAAGCAGGGGGACAATGATATGCCAGAAAAAATGACAAAGGAAGAAGCGATTATTGCTATGGCAATTAAGAAAGCGAGAGAAGCAAAGGGTCTGCTTCACGAATCTACTCAAATTATGCCTTATGACCACGAAGTAGAAGTGGTTAAGATTAAGCGACCTAAAGCACAAAATGTAAAAATTAAAAACCAAACCCAAAAGAAAGAAGGATATGGTTTGGCTGGTGAAAGCAGGAAGTGATTTTTTTTGTCTTGGGATTCTGTTCTTAAGAGGAGTGAAATTTTTGACTTCCGAGGAAAAGATAAAAATTTTATGATTTCTATTACAAATCACCCAACATTGGATGATTGGGATTACAACGATATTAGAGTTAGTGTATTCTCCGAAAAAACAGATAGTGATGATGATGAGATTAGATTATCTATTGAAGAGGTCGCTCTTGAAGGACAATTGATTGGCTACACTAAAGATGAAAAGGAAGAATATATAAAATTAAAAACAGCACTAACTAATGATGAAATTGAAATTGATTTTGCTTTTAGACAAAAACCCGTAAAAGAAAATTTTCTCAATGTATATATTGAAAAGGCTTCAATAGACATAGAACTTGATTTCCAAAACACAGAAGACATAAAGAAAGCATATTGCACATTAGTTCTAATATACACTAATAGTTGATAGTTATGGCATATCTCATTGAGAAGGACAGTCCTTCGGAAGAAATTCTGCGACTCTTTGAAAAAACAAGAGTCGCATATCTTTCTGCAAGAACAGACCCCAAAGAATACGGCGGTCGTTGGCGTAAGTCAATTGAGAACATTCAAGACCTTTATGATGATTCAAGCGAATTAGGTGAAGAGTTAAAAGACTTCATCCAAGAAGCCGACATTGAAAACAATGAGGCTTCCGACCCCCAATCAAATACTGCTGAAAAGATATACGAAGGCATCAAAGCCTTTCGTATGTCTTCGGAATATGTTAGCGACCCCTTCGCTAAAAAGTTTAAAGGGAATGTTCTTGAAGCATTATTGGAATCTCCAGAGTTAATGGTTAAATTCGTCCACTATGCTATGAGGGCAGACGATAAAGCCCTATCTCCAGACATTTATAGCATTAAAGACATGGAGCCTGACGAGATTACAGATGGGCTTAAGGGGCTTGACCTACAATCGGACGACATCGCCCTCTATATCATTGAGCAATACGGGGATGGAAAAGACTCAAAGAAGGTAGAAAAGAAAGTTAAGACCGCCCTTGACTTTTTGGAACTCCTCTATTTCTCTAAGCATCAAGAAGAAGATTGGGAAGAGTTAAAAGATATTGAAGATATGGACTTAACTAAGTCCGAAGAAGAGAAATCTCAATCGGATTTCATTTTACCCAATAAACCAATGTATCGTATTTTTGATATTGAGGACATGAATGAGTTAAAAGGATTCAGTGGAGAATATATCGTCCAAGAAAAGTATGACGGTATGAGAATCCAAATTCATAAAATTGATAAGAAAATCACAATTTATTCCTATAATGAAAAAGACATCACTTCAAAGTGTAAAGAAATCGTAAAGGAGATGGAGAAGAAACACTTTGGAGATTGCATTCTTGATGGTGAATTGATTCTCTTTGATGATAAAGAAGCACTTCACCGAGCAGATACAATCGCTCATGTTTTCAAAGGCAAATACAAAGATGCTACATTAAAAGCACATATGTTTGACATTATGCGCCACAATGATAAGAAGATTGTTGATGAAACATTACAGCAAAGACTCAATACAATGTTCAACAATTACTCTATTCATTCAAGTGATGTTCTTAATTTTCCATCAAAGAAAGATACGAGAATGGCTGATAGCATAAAGGATATTGAAGAATATGCAAAGGCTATTATGGAAATGCCAACCGCAGAAGGCGTTGTTATTAAAGACGCTACATCTACATATTTTGAAGGAACAAAGAAGAACCCAAAATGGATTAAGTGGAAGAAGTTTGTTGATTTGGATTTAGTCGTTCTTGATAAGAAGAAGACTAAGAGCAATTTATATTCCTATACATTGGGTGCTGGCCCATTAGATGAAGATGCCGAAGGTCAAGAACTAAATGGCAAGAAATACATGAATGTTGGCAAAGCACTAAACACTAAAATTTCTGTTGGTGTTGGCGATATTGTTCGTGTTAAGGTTGATGAAGTCAAAGAATCCGATGGAAAATACACTGTCTTTTCAGCAAAGGTTATTGAGGTTCCCGAAGTAGATTCACCGGAAAAAATCATAACTTTAGAGATGCTATCTAAAGACACTAAAAAATCCTTGAAGTATTCTGTTGAGGCATTGACCAAAGGAGTTAAAATTACCGACCACATTCACGGAGAGGCTTCTGTTATTATCAAGGGAGACTTTGATGGCTTTACCATTTATGGCTTTGAAGAAAGCAATCTAATGTCAAAGAACGCTTTGGCTGATTTAGATATGTGGAAAATTCAAGCAGAAGAAATTATGAAGACCAAACAAAGTAAAATCATTGTGGCAATTTTTAATTATCTTAAGAAAACTGGAAGTAAAACTCCCCAAGAACTACACAAGTTTTTAATTGGTAATAAATTTACAAAAGACCTATATGAAGATTTGTTGGAATCTAAATCAGCAAGGCTAAAGGATTGGTTAGAAGATAGGGGTAAAGACCACGGTGTTCTCTTTAGGGGCAATAAGTTTATTCACGACCCAAATAAAATTATGGCGGAAATTAAAAAGTATGAGACTCCTGAAGAATACCGAGAAGGTGATTTCAAAATTTATCTAAGAGATGATGGCAATTTAAATCTTATTATTAAACTGAAAGATGAAACTCTCAATTGGTTCATTGACTTAGAAAAAGACGAAGATATTTTTGACCTCTTTGGAAAAGCAGGAAAATATCCTGCTATTGTCGGTAAAGACCTTAATAAGAAAAAGGTCATTGATGAAGGAGAAGTTAAGTTAGGTGTTCAAAGAACAGGCTATCACGAATACTTCTTAGAAGGTAATAAATTTGAAACAAAGATTCACTTTAGAGTAATCCCTGCCGAAGAAGGTAAAATGTGGATTGCTTTTACTGGGTATAAACAAAGCCCTGCTGATAAGGATAAGGATAAAGGATTGTGGAATATTTATGATGATGGGTATAATGAGTTGCCCCTCCCCAAGAAATAAAGCGAGTCCATTATATACTTGAAAGGATAACGGAGGTTTGAAACACATGAACGGAGGTGTCTTGGCGGTAAGGAATGACGATTTCAGCATTCTCAAAAGCGCAGACGACCTTATGATTGGAGGATATGCAAGCATTGAAATCGTGGATAAACAAAATGATTTAATCACATTAGATGCTTTACAAGACGCAGTTAAAAAATTCATGGAAGAACCAAGATTCAGAAATGTAATGACAAACCATTCAAATGTTCAAGTGGGAGAAGTAGTAGATTCATACCGAGATAAAAACGGAAGATTATGGAAATCAGAAGTAGATGATGTCGGATTCTTTGTTGTGATTAAATTAAGAGACGACATAGAAAAAGCAAAAGAAGTAGGAAGAGGAATTCGCAAAGGGTCGTTAAGGTCATTTAGCATTGGTGGACAAGCATTACGAAAAGTAAAGAAAAGCCACGAAAGGATGGGAGAATACAACGAAATTAGCAAATTGGAGTTGCATGAAATTACTATCTGTGAAAAAGGAATTAACCCCGAAGCGAGATTTGATATACTAAAACAAGAAAAAACAGGTGATGTTATGACACAAGAAAAACTGGAAAAAGCATTAGGCGAATTGGATGAACTTTTGAAGGAAGTCAATTCGTTAAGAAAAGAAGAAGGAGAAACGGAATCGGGCGAATACATGAACACCGAGATGGCCGCTAATGAGGACATAGAAGAAGGTAATTATGAAGAAATGGCCGCTAATGAGGACATGGAAGAAATGGACATCCAAACCGCAGAAGAAAGAGAAAGAGCAGAAAAGGCTTATCTCCGAACCCTTGACGGTGCTGGAAACCAAATCGGTGAACCTGCTGATAGAATCGTTATCAACAATGGTCGCCCCACTTCTTCTGATATGCCTGTTGTTAAGGCATTCAACAACAATGAATTGCAAACGCTTGATTTGAGCGTTAGCAACATTGAGAAGGCTTACGAGGCTTTCCGCCAAGAGCAATTAGAGGCTTTGGCTTACGATAACCTCAAGAAGTCTTTTGAAGACAGATTCGCTCAAGAAGTGAATAACAGAGAAAATGTGATTGCCAAGCAAAACTACGATGCTGCTTCAGAAATCGCTTCTCTTAAGAATGAATTTAGTGAACTCCGTAAGTCTCTTACTACGGAAAAGAACGAAATTCGCAAGGCACAAGAAGAAAGTGCAGTTAATGTTCCAACCGTTGATGATGTCGCCAGTATGGACTGGTCAGACATTCACAAAATGGTTCGTGGAATTTGAGGTGATTAAAGATGACTGGATATATTAATACAATTGCAGACTTAGAAGCACAGACTTATGGAATTAACAACTTACCCGCCGGTAATGCTCTTTTAAAGCAAGCGGGTGCTGTTGGTGGTATTCATACAGGACACGACGGTTCTCCTTCCTTTTCGGGAAGCGCAGTTTCCGATGTTTCCGCCCTTTACAACATAGTTTATGGGCAGAAAGTTTGGTCTATGCTTAACCGTGAAGTAAACGCTCTTTCAATGATTTCAAAGCGTCCATATACATCAAGTGGTTGGCGAGTTTTGAAGTCTCGTCCTGCTGGTGGCTCTGGAAATCTCTTTTCCGTCGCTACTTCGGGAGATGCCACATTAGATGGTTTAGGCGCAGATGCTCCAAGAGCCGACCGAATCGGTGGTGTTCCTGAAAATGCAGGTCTTTCTAACTCCCAAGACGGATTAGGCCCAATTGCTCCAACCTATGCTCAATTAAACATGAGTCCAAAGGTTATTGCTCATCAATTTGATTTCAGCGAATTGGCTATGGAAATGGCTCAAATTGACGATGGTATTGGCGATATTAGAGCGCAAATGCGTGAAGATATGGGTAAGCACCATGCTGAGGTTCAAAACAAAATGCTGGTTATGCCACTTGAAAACTATCAAACGGCTGCTTTGACCAATATCGGAAACAACTACACTTCTTTGATGAAGGTTATTTCAAGTCGTGGCGAAATTTTAGCCAGCGATACCGCTTTAGGCGATACTTCGGCTACTGCTTCAACAATTGATGCTAAAATCTATGGTAGTGAGCGATTTACTGCCGCTTCTTTCCTTGATGCAGAGGTTGATTTTGGAACTGATTATACGGCTGGAAATGTTCGTTCTTTGACGCTTACTCGTTTAAATGACATGATTCGCAACCTGCGCCTTGCTGGTGGTTCTCCAAAGGTTATCCTTACGGGATATGACACCATTCAAGCCCTTGCTGACCTATTGCAGAGCCAAGAGCGATTTATGGACAGAAAGGAAATTGTTCCCACTGTTAATGGTGTTCGTGGAACAAAAGGCCAAGAAGTCGGTTTCCGTGTTGCTACCTATTATGACATTCCTTTGATTCCTGTTAAGGATATGCCACAAACCGGTGCGGCATCCACAAAATTATCCGACATGCTTTTCCTTGATACCGACCATTTGTGGCTATCTGTTATGAAACCAACCCAATACTTTGAGGATGGTATCGCAAACGGAAATCCATTCGGCGTTGGAACTCTCGGAAACAGAGCCTTATACCGAACAATTGGTGAAGTTGGCTGTTCTTTCTTTAGAGGACAGGGTAAAATCACTAACATTCAATGAGGACAAAAAAAGGAGATGATTTATTATGGCATGGACAACGACAGTATTATTTGAAATGAATGTGGAAGGAAACCGAAGAATGGTTTTTGGAAAGACTACGACCGATAGCGCAGACGATGATGTAGCAACGGGATTATCCCGTGTTGATTCGTTTTTGTTTTCTCACTCTGGTTCAGCAGTGGAAGCAAATGCGGCAGTTATTAAGGAAAGTCTGCCAAATACCGATGGCAATATCAATGTGATTTGCACTTCGGGCGATGTTCTTTATTGGATGGCAATTGGCTTTTGAGGTGTTTTAAGTGGCACACACTATTACGCTTTTAGGCGACCACAAAGGCTATACCCGTTCAAGGGTAAATGGCGCAGAATATGTGGTTGATGCGGCAATTGACATTACTACATATGATTCTGCTGGTGATGTTGGTGAATTGATTACCGCCTCAGAATTGGGATTATCCTCAATTACCGCAGTAGAAATTACAGGACAAGAAGCAGTTAATGGAATTGCTGCGATTAGAACGGATTCTTCAGGAGACTATGAATCCTCTTCTTCGTTTAAAATTCTGTTTCTGCAACCTTCTGCTACTCCACAATTGTTGGAAGAAGAAGCAGATGATACCAATATTGGTATTGTTCGGGTTAGAGCATACGGCAACCTTTGAGGCGATAGCATGGTTTCAGTAAAATTGACAGAAAACAGTCAATTAGGGAGCCGATTCGTTATTGAGGGATTAGAAGGGTGGACTGAGATTACTCGGAATGAAGCCGCTTCTATCTCTCTCCGAAGGGCGATTATTGGTCTTTCTGACACTAATTTAATGTTTGCTTTTGATGAAGAAGATAGAGAAGGTTTAATGAACCTATCTGAAAAACTTCTTAGGCTTGCGGCATTAGAATTAGATAAGGAAAGTCTTACTGCTCAAGAATTGTGCGATTTGCTTCTTCCTAAGCCAAAGGCTTTATCAAAGAAGAAAACCCCCAAAAAGTCTTCTTTGAAGACTGAATAACATCGCACCTCTTAAATAGGTGTTGTTGTTATCAACGGATAGGTGATACTATGGCGGGTCAAACTTGCAGGTCAAGCGGCGTTTTAGCGGCAGATAAAATTGTTTCAAATGAACAATGCTTATTAGTTTCTATTCACGCTTGCGAAACGGCTGGAGGAACAGGCGAAATTAGGGTTTATGATGGAACCAGCGCAAGCGGAACAGAAATCGCAAGGATTGTTTTAACTGCAAATCAAACAATTGAATTTGATATGCATGGTGTTTTAGCGAGAAACGGATTGTTTTTCAAGAAACAATCTGGAACCGTTGCCTGTTCTATTGAATTTGCTTGAGGTGATTTTATGCCAGCATTAAATACAGAAACCCGTTTGGTTATGACGATTCTTTTCGTTGGAACCGTTAGCGGAGCAAATGTTTTCTTTTACGCAAATTATGGAACAGGTTTCCCACACGGCACTTTAGCCCATGCAATTCTATTTGGGTTGATTACTGTCGGTGCTATCATGGTTTTGAAAGCACTATTTGATATTGCTCTTAATGATAGAATTGAGATGTATCTTCTTGACCAAAGAATCAAAGCATATTGGGAAAGAAAATCAAAAGAAGAAGCCCAAAGGCAAAAAATTCGTGAAACCTATAAAACTACTATAATTGCTCAATCCCCTACTTATGAATCGGCTGAAAATTCTATTGGAAATGAATTTTTAGCGGCTTTACAGTAGGTGATTAAATGATTGGCGACTGGTTGGGATTTTCCGATTCCGATTATATGTATAATCAAACTAGAGCGCATTCTGCTGATATTTTTTTTCTTAAAGCAAAGGCTTGGTTTTACGGTATTACTTGCACCGTTGCTGGCTTTTTGTTTGGGAATATCATGGGTGTTTTTGATTTAAATATCATGGGTTTCCTGTTTGACACTTTGTTAAACGGGTGGGGGCATTAATGTCATTAATGACAGGCTTTGCTATTTTAGTCGGTGAAGCAATTATAGGATTCTACAAAAAGGTTCACGCAATTAATTTTGGAGTTTACGGGGCCACAATGGTAGGAAAAACAACATTAAGTCATCAGTTAAGAACAAGGGGAGAAGTGCCTACAATACAAGAAAGAACAGTTGGAAAGCATAGAGCCTCAAGAAAAACAGTTAAAATAGACGGAGAATCCCATACAGTAAGGAGCGCAGATATTGGCGGAGAAGCAATTTATTGGAAGCAATGGGAAAAAGATATGCGAGAAAGAAGAGTAAAGTATGTTATATTTATGATTGACCACCGACACTTAGATAGTAATTCAAATTTAGACCACCAATTAGCATGGAAGTTTTTAGTAGATACAATTATTTCAAACACATGGTCAAACGGTAAAAAGAAAAGAGATTCAGATTTTCCTATGGCTGTTGGTATTTGGGCAAATAAATATGATGTTTGGGGAGAAAAACATAAGTCTGATAAAGAAATAGACAAACATGAAATTTTTGAGCCATTCACATATGGAATGAGAAAACTAAATGATAAAGGAATACCGTGTTTTAAGTATATTGTATCAGCAAAATCACAACCAGAAATGGTGTATAAAGGGATTACCACAATGATAAAGGACTACTGATTATTATGTGGAAAGATATTTTAAAGGGTAGAGGGTCAGCAAGGAAATTAAATCATAGTTTTTTGAAACAACTCACTTTAAGTTTGGCTAACAAACACAAAGGAAAAACACTTGCCAAAGACGAATTTCTAGACTTTTTAGAACAAATAAGACTAATTTATTCTCTTAAACACACAAACATACCGCTAGACCGAATTAGCGTCCCTGTTGTAAGAATATTAAAAAGAAATAATTTATTAGAAGTTAAGGCAAAAAGACTTGGCCCAGAAGAGTATAGAAAAGAAGAAAAATTTTATATTTTTAAGGAGTGATTATTATGTGGTTTGATGTTATCAAGGCCCTTCAAAGAATTGCTCTTAGTAAAAACGATAAAATAACAAAAGAAAACACAAGGCAAAAAGAGAGTATTAAACCCAAAGGCTTATGGTATTCGTTTAGTTTAGGAAGTGGGTGGATGAAAAGAAATATGTTTGATTATGGTTGGCTACGCTCATATAAATATATTTTGTATTTGGACACTTCCCAATTAAACATTTTACAAATCAAAAATTTAGAAGATGCTAAGGACTTTTATGAAAAATTTGGCCTTAAAACTGACCCTTTTAGAGTAATAGCAAAATGGGATATTGTTGCTTACACATATGATGGAGTAGAATTATTAAATTACGAGTCATGGGTAAGACCAGCCTATTCGGTTAGCAAAGACGAAGATGCTCTCATGGATATGTTTTACGGATGGGACATGGATTCAGGTTGTATCTGGAATACTCAAAATTTAAAGGTTAAAAAAGTAAAGCCTATTGAACAACGACACTACAATAAACAAGATGAAGAATTATATGGAGGATATGAATAATGTATCAGCAACCGCAATTAATTAGCAACCAAACTGCACTAGCATTTTTGCCAAAACTGCAACAGTTTAGAGCCGCAGGACAAATTGAAGAATATAAATATGATTCAATCAAGCCAAAGAAAAAACTAAAAGAAATCACAAAGGTTCTCATGCCCGAAAAGAAAAAGATTCTTTTTGTAAAATACGGATACAAATTTAATCTAAAGGATAGATGTGTTGTTTGTGGAATGCACCATGTTTGGGAAGCAGGTGATTTTCTTCGCCCTCCAATTCCTTTAGACCGTGTGGAAAAAGGGAGGCCATTAAGAGGAACCTATTGTCCTAAACACGCTTCTGTTCATAAACAGATGGAAATGCTACAACAACAGATTCTTGCAGAACAACACGGATTAGATTTCAAGGCATTTATCCCAAGACCAAAAATGCCTCAAATGAGCAAAAAGGGGCCATTAACCTCCCTATCTCAAAATGATATTGCCTCGCTCTCGGCCATCGGATATATTATAACCTCACCCGACATGAGAGAAACGGAAACGCCAATTGATGAGGTCAAGCGTCTAACCAATGAGATTCAAAACGCTAATGTGCGTATTCAGGAACTATTAAACAAAAAGGACGGTGAAAAATAATGGTATTTGGAACAAGTAATAAAACAGTTTTAGGGGCGGTTCAAGCCCAAAACGACCAGCAATTTAAGAATGTAAATAACCTGCTTTCTTTGCAGGATAATCATGTTGAAGAATTCTTCCAATATCACGGTGAAAAGTTTTTGCAAGCACTTGAGAAATTAATGGAAGATGTTGTTCAAAGAGTCGTTTCTCAGATGTTAGGAAATTTAGCATTTATTACAGATTCAACGACAGGTGGCCTTAAAATTCATCCCGATGCTATGAGAGAATTTGAAAGAATTACTCAAGAAAACATTGACCTTGACATTCAACAGATTTTAGCAGTTGCTCTAAACACCGAGGTTATAAACCAGCGAAAATTGGCTAAACAACAATACCTAGAATCTCAAGGTTTTGGAGGCGCAGGTGGCCCTTCGGCAGGTCAGGCTATCGCAGGTATTACTGGACAAACGCAACAATACCAGCAAATGCAGGGGGCCATGAATAACGGGTCAGGCTACCCCATTCCCCCAAGCGGAACAGACGGCTATGGCCGTCCATATTGGATTGACCCGAATAATGGTCAAATGTCATACGAACCGCCATCAAGCGGCTTACATCTCGGTTCTGCAATTCAAAAGGGTGCGGCTTGGGCTAAATGGTTAATGTGAGGAATCTAAGTGAAAATTAGATATTATCGCGTTAAATCTGCAAGTGGTGGAAAACCACCACCCATTGAATTTAACTTGCGATATGCTACCCAAGAAATTTTAAAATATATTTTGGATGATTTTGTTCAACAAGATAATGGAAAGCCTTACGACGATATTCCAGAAATTTTAACAGAGACTTTTATTAAAAATAATAAAAGTGCCGACTTTAAAAGTATGATTAAAAATGCTATTTCTCAAATTAAAGAAACGGATTTAGACGATTTAGAAATTGACAATTTAGACCCAAAGGGGGCAGAAGTGGTTAATACTTTGAAGTCTATGTTTCCTAACCTTAAATTAAAAGAATTAAAAGGAACAGTCCGAAGCAGAATTTTGGAAGAACCCGATGACTTACAGATGTCTGTGAGTTTTTCAAATAAAGGATTAAACAATGAAGAGTTTAAGAAATATAAGGAGGCTTTGAAAAAAGACATACAAATTTCTTCTCCTTCGGAAGACACATACAGAATTACTTTAGATGAAGAACCTTTTAATTTGTCTGCTATTGATGCTACATCTGGAACAATTGATTTAGATACTGTGGAAGCCTTTGATAAATTAAAAGATAGGGAAGTAGAAAGCAAATTACAGAAGTTATTTGTTTTAGGATTTAACAATATTAGTCTAAGAGATAGAAGAAAAATTCAAGAAAAAAAGGATGGAACAAGGGAAACTTCCGATGAAACTTTAAATTATTTGAGAGATGAAGTTAATTTACCTAAAAGTTTTAACGACCTTTTGATTCCAGCCGATAAACTAATTGAGGCAAGAGAGGCAGAATATGACTATTTAACAATAGAATCATTTTTAATTTCAAGTGGACTTATTGTTGAATTTTCAGAGTTATACAAAAACATTATTAAGACAATGAAAAGCAAAACTCTTTCTATTGATAGGCAAGTTAGTGAAGATGTTGAAAAGGTTTTAGGTAATTCTGGACGCTTCTTGGAATTAATGAAACGCTTTGAGGAAAGCGTAAAGGACGCAAAAAGTTTAATTGGGGCAAGTCCAGAAGATAAAGAAGAAGGGGAAACCACTGAAAGCCTAAGAGAAAAATTTAAAATTAAAGCGACAAATAGAATTCAAGAAATTGATAAAGCCATTCGCTTTATGGGTTCTCCTACAATTGAATTCAGAAATGTTGGAAAAGAAGGAACAACAGAGAAATTTAAACAGCCTAACCGTTTGAAAAAACTTTCTACACAATTAAGAGGAATAGCAAACGACATGGCAGCAATTTTTAATAAAAATGATAAAGTCGTTGCAGAATTGTATGACGGGCTAATTCCTTTTTCTAGAAAAATAGCGAGAGAATTAGATTCAATTATTTTGAAAAAGGATTTAGCGGAACTTAATCATATTAAATTACCAGAAACATACGGCATTAAAATTCCAGGATTGTCTAAAAAAGAATCTATTGATTTAACTCTTGGTGAGATTCTATCTCAGCCCGAACTTAGAATACAAGAAATGGCCGAAGAAGAAAATAGAGATGCTGTTAAAGAACTTCAAAACGAAATTAGAGAATTAGAAGCGAGCAATAAAGAAAATAAAGAAGAGTTAGTCGCACAAAAAGAAAGTCAAATAAATGCACTTAATGATGCATTAGATGAAATTAAACCCGAAATGCTTGCTACTTTCAAAAATGCGGGTATTACAGATGAAGATGGCGACTTCACAGAGAAATTCATTGGCGATATAGAAAAACTATTTAACGAAGATATTAAAGAAATGGTGGCTGAATTAAAAGAAAAAGTAGAAAAGTCATCTATTATTCAAAAGAATGCGGATAGCAAAGAACAAATAAATGCTTTCGTTGCTCAATTTGAAGCCATGCCAAATAAAGAAGGATTTAAGTCCTTTGAAAACTTAAGCAAAAAAATCCGAAAGAAAAAGGAAGAAAATGTCATTTCTCTTAGAAGAGAAGTAAAAGAACTTCTCAAAGAAGCAAAAACAGAATACGAATTTGGCGGAAAAAGGGATTCTGCTCAAAGAGAAGGATATAAACAATACAAAAAGGCATCGGGAGAAAATATCGCAAAAAAATACTTTGAGGCGGCACAGAAAAACGATACGGATGAAATTATGAATTTGATGTCGGGAAACAAATCTTTCTTTAAGTCATCTTTAAAATTACTAAAGAATATTTCTAAATATGAGATTGAGGTTAAATTAGGCAAAGACAAAGACGGAAACCCTAAGTATTCTTTCCTAACCTACAAAGAAATTTTATCAAAGGAAGTAGATACCAGCCTACTGCCAAAAGGAAAAATGGGCCAAGACAGATTTAAACCAAATAGGCAACCAAAAATTGGTGTATCTAAATTTAAAAGGGTTCAAAAGGGCGAATTTGCTAGATTTATGGATTTGATTTCTGCGGGATTAAAAGATATTGAGTATGAATTACAGGAGATGGTTTGATGAGCATTACTAATTCACCAAGCGATTATACTGCAATTAATGTGGATTATGCCACAGGTTCTGGGTTTTATACTGATAAGTCTGCTGTTGCTAATTTACTTCAAGTTCCTGCATTTACCTCTTCAACATATCCTAGTGAATCTCAAGTCGGTGAAATTATTAAAAGAGTAGAAGGTATGATTGATGAAAAAGTTAAGCGTTCTTATCGCCCCCTTCTTCACAAAAATGAGCATTATAATTTTGAATTTGTAAATCACCCAATGCAAACATACTACGGTGGGTATGTTGGTTTTATTCAATTGACCACACTTAAACTACGCAAGGTAGTTTCTTTGCGCGTTTGGCAAGGAAACCGCTACATTGAATTAGCATCTGCTCAAGCACAGATTAAACTTCTTGAGAATTACAGAGACATTTATTCAATTGTTTTGCAATTACCAAATGGTGGGACAGAATTTGAAATGCTATCCGAATCTGCAATTGGTGGCTCTTTGTCTAACAGTGAGTTTAATAATGCTTACGGAATCAAGACTACAAATGATGAAATTGTTGCATTAATCAATGAACAATTTCCATCCAAGACTTCAACCTTTACAAAGGCTACGGCAGCAAAAAGCCTCATTTCTTCTTCTCTATCTATTTCTGACCTTTTCTATGCCCAAAAAGACTCGGAAGACAGCACCAATTTACTCATCTCATCCCTGCTTGCAGGGGAAGACGGGTCGGAATGTAAGGTCAAAATTAGAACACAACAAGCAATTACACACACAAATGGAAGCACTAACCTTGTTGTGGCTGATTCGTCTAAATTAGTTGTAGGTATGGAGATAGAAGATAACAATAATCATATTCCTAGTGGAACAACAATTACTGCTATTGTTGATTCAACAAACATTACTATGTCTGCCGCCGCAACAAATACAGGTTCAGGCACAGGAACATTTACTGCAATTGATACTTCTGTTCCTACTTTAGCAACAATTACTAAATTTACAGATAAGCAGGACTTGAAGAGACTTGGTTCTTTCTGGACAATTAAAGACGAAGCAAGAATTTTCTTCTTGAGGGATTATCCATATCACACACAAAACTCTGTAATCATTTCATATATTGCTGGTGATTCAAGAGTTCCCTCCACAATTCACGAAGCCGCCACAAAATTAACTGCGGCAGAAATTTTAAGACATGACGACCAAACAATTCTCGTTGCTGAAACAGGCGCAAATATTTCTACAAAAGAAAAATATGATATTTTGCGAAAAGAAGCGATGGATATTTTAAGCGGAAAAGGCGATATTGTTTTCTTGGTGGAGTGATATTATGAGCGAATGGATGAACATTATTGCTAAGAGAGAATTATATGATGATGATATTATCAAACTTAAATTTCTCAGCCGAAAAAGCAAAAAAGCAAAAGCGGAAAGAGAAAGAAGATTGGAACAGATGAGGCAAACTCAACAATCCCAAAAACAAAGAGAAGTGGAAAATGTTCCAAGTATGGTTAATCTAAATGAAGAAGGCAAACGACAATTAAATTTGCCAAAAGTTCCAGATTCGGCTCCTGATTTACCTTCTAATTTTAATATCCCCAATCAACCTAATGAAAGAATTCTTGCAGATGTTGGAAAAGAAAGCGAGGAAATAGGAAGACTTAGAATGGAAGAAAGGCGGAGAAAGCAACAACAAACCAAACAAGCACAAAAACCACCACAACAACAGCAAAGAGTCCCTCTCTCTCAAACATCACAAAATACAGCCCAAAAGAAAAAACAGGATGCAATTCGCCAATTAAATGCAAAAATACAGCAAGAACAACAAACTGTTCCGCAGGGAAGCCCGTCCGAAATTCAACAACAAAGACAGGACAAACAAAAAAATATTCAGGCATTACAGAATAAACTGAAAGAGATTCAAGCAATTCAGGTTTGATATTATGTTAAACATTACCCCTTTCATTCAAGCCCAAAAAGAAAGGGCAAAAGCCATGAAAGAATTATCGGATATGCTCGGAATGGATTTTACATTTAGCGAAGACGAAATTATGAAATTTGCTTTAGAAGACTACGGTAAAGCAATCAAAAAAGAAATTGATAAGGTGGTGTCTAATTTTGGATGAAGTTAGCCTTATTCTTGACATTTTGGAAACAAATTGGAATGCTTCAAGAACGGCGTTAAATTCTGCTGGAAAGATTGGAAGCACACCAAATCTTCCTAACCTTGTTGATGTTCGCACATTACAGAAAAATCGTGGCGTAAGATACGATTTATCCGCAGGTGATGTTATTGTTGTTTTTGAGGACTCGCAGAATATTGAATATGGAACAGTGCATTATGATGTGAGAAATGAAACCTATTCATTCACTTTACACATAAGAACAATTCACGACGAAAGAGCCGTTGGGGTGGGTTCAACAGACCCCAATTTTGGCCGAGACAGGCTAAGGGATTTATACTTGATAACGGTTCACGCACTTGAGACAAGCCGACGAGGTTATACTGCTTCCGATGGAACGAAGTTTAATCAACTATTTGTAGGTTCAAGAACCGAAAGCAACGATAGAAGCAAAAGACTGTTTGGCTACAAAATTACATTAGAAGCGAAAAGATTTGCAATTAGTATTCCCTAGTAAGTTAGTTAGGAAGGGGGAGTTTAGCATATGGCGATTAATACAGACATATTTTTAGGTAGCGGCGCAACTTTGACTATGATTCCAGAATTGGATTTAAAGGTCATTTTAGACGGAACAAGCACAAGCACACAATTAACTGCTGATGCTCTTTGGTCAGACAATGTGCGAATGGTGGAAAACCTCTATGTTGGTTGCGTTGTTGATTTATACGATGCTTCTGAATCTACTACCTTAATTCATTCAACCCATGTTATTACTGCCAATGATACGACTTCTTTTACAATTTCTCCTGCTCACGACAGAACGATTCAAGACGCTACTGATTTTATCGTTATTAGGGGATATGGCGCACCTGCACCAACAACTTTAACAGGTTCTATTGCACGATTAAGTGCCGATAATTGGTTAGGTGTTTTAGAAACCGCCGCCTTCCCAAGCCTTGAGGTTGAAATGAAACAACTAAATATTTCTCTCGGAAACAGCAGAAACTTTACTCATCAATATAAGGGTATTGAAACTGCAAGTGGTGGAAACCTAAATGTCGTCGCAAATCATGGCACTTGGCTTTATTATGCTTTAGGTAAATGCACACAAATTAATGCGACATTTACGGGAAGTGCTTCCACTGACCCCGCAGATATTAGAACAGCCCATGCAAATAATGTTCATTATTTGGATATTGGAGAAACTGCTGGAGCAAAAGCATTTGGCGATAATATTACTGGCTTTACCAGCACAGGCCCACTTTTCTACCGAACAGCAAAAGATTCTACTTTTATGATTCCTCCTGTTGCCAATCAAGATACAGCAACACATATGGCTCTTTTGACCCTGCCTTCTTATAATGCAAGTGGTGTTCTAACAAACCCAATCAAATACACTTTTGCAGAAGCAAACGGTGAAGAATTGCCCTCTTTTGGACTGGAACAGAATATGAGTAAATTAGAAGCCTCTAACGCATACCGAACAGGAGACACTTCTTTGGCGACTGAATCTCACAACTTTGTGAGAATCGCCAGAGGAAACCGTGTAAATACTTTGACCATGACGGCTAACGAAAATGAAGAAGTCAAAATGACTTTGGATTTAAATTCAAGAGCCGTTCACAAATTGAAGACTGGCGAGGCTTATGAAGGCCGTGGCGGGGTTTCCGACAATGCAGATTTATTTAACTTTGGTAGTGGTTCAAATACTTTAGCCGCAACAGGTGAAGAATCTCTTGAACCTTTCTTTTTCTCATCGGGTTCCTTTTCTATCTTTGGTGAGCAATTCTTAAAGATTACCAATATGACTTTAACCATCAACAATAACCTCCAAGATAAGAGATTTATTGGTGTTGGCAATAAGTCAGTTAAGTCTGCCATTCCTGCCCAAAGAAACTATGAATTGTCTTTTACTGCTATGATTACAGATAACAGGCTCTTTGAAGAACTTCTTGACCAAACCGAAGAAGGAACGGCTAATTTAATTACGCTTCAATTTGATAAGAATGCACCTGATGGCACACTTAATGAGCAAATTCTTTTGAAGTTCCAAGACTACTACTTAAGCACAGCCAACATCACCATTCCTGATGATAAGGGGCCAATTACGATTGAAGGCACAGTTATGCCAAGAAATCTCAACACTTGTGAAGTTAGAACTCACTGGATTTTACAGGGATGATATTATGGATAAATACGACAAATATCGTCTTAAAGAAGAAGCGGCTAAAAAGCCCGCTAAAAAGAAAGAAGTTAAGAAGGAAGAACCCAAGAAGACTACGAGTAAGTTAGCAGAATAATATTCCACCAACACCGTTTGTTTGTTTGTTGGTAAAGAAGGTGGATAATATGTTAAACGAAAAAAAAGTAATAACTGATAAAACTGCGCTATTTGCGCTTGCAGAACCTACGCTACATTATATTAAGGTAGCACCGAATAAAGAAGAATACCTCAAGGTCTGGGTAAAAGAACCCACATGGCTTGAGGCTGAAAAGGCTTTAAATGCCGTGATGAAGATTGATTCACGAACTCAAAGCCTTGACCTTGATTTAAATGCCATGTATAAATACATGGTTGAGAATTTTATTGACAAAACCGAACCCTCTCTTTCCGCAATTGATATGCTTAGACTAAGCCCATTTGTCGGAAATCAACTTAAAGAAATCCTGCCTAACCCTATGGCTATGATGCAGGAGGATGAAGAAAAAAACGATTAATTGAAGATACGATGAGAGGGCGCAAAGCAGACCCTCAAGCCGTATCTTTAATAATGGTTTATACGCTTTCTAAAGCGTTGGCGATAAGTCCATTAGAAGTATATAAAATGCCAATATCTTTAGCAAAAGATTTATTGACTGTTCACGGAATTACTGAGAAAATAAAGCATGAAGAAATTGAAAAGGTGCGAAAACAGGTGAAGTGAAATGGCCGACGAACTAAACGCTACAATTGCAGGTTTAAATGATTTAAATAAAACTGCAAGGTTTTCAGCAATTGAGTTTCAAGGTCTAACTAAGTCTCTAATCAAAATGGCAGATTCCACTAGCAGGGCTGGTAAAAAATGGACAATTTTAAGTCGGTTTCTTTCAGGAACCCCTCTTTGGAAAGTCCAAAATTATGTTCGTGCTACTATTGGTGTTTTTGCAGAATTAGAGAGTTCTTCTCAAGAGGTAATGAAAGCGCAAGAAGAACAAAATAAAACCTTTATGGAGAGCATCAAGAATTATGATACTCTAAAAAAGCAAGTAAAAGATACTAATTTCTTAATGAAAGATTTAGGGAAAACGAATAGTAAAATCACTAAAATGGTAGATGACTATACTAGTGCTTTAGATAGACAAAAGAATGCCCAAAAGATTTTAGCCAGAGTAAATAGAGATGTTGGCAATCCAAACTTTGAAGAAAATCTAGAAATGGCAGAATCTGTATTAGAAGCAATAGATAAAGAGGTAGAAAAAAGAAAAGAGCAATTAGATATTGTTAAACAACAAAAGAAAATATTTGAAGATTCTTTAGAAGATAACATCACTTATCAAAAAATTCTTTTAGCCACAGGTAATGCAGAAAAAGCAAGATTTGTGGCTGTTTCAGAATACAATAAACAGTTTAAACTTGAAACTAAAAGAAGAAAAGTAATAGAAAAGCAAGTAAAAGACGCATATGCTTTTGATGAGTCAAGATTAAAGACCGCTAAAAATTTGGCAAAATTTGACGCTAAAAGAATGGGCCTCAACAAAAAGGACACAAAGTTTTTCCTAAAAATGAAAAAGGATGAAGAGAAAAAACAAATGAAAAAAGACCAGAAAAAAGTAGAAAAAGAAGGATTTACTGGATTTATGAAATCAGTTAGCGATACTGTTCCAAATACTGCAAAAGCATTAAAACCACTACTTAATATTGGTGCGCCAGTTTTAGGAATATTTAAGTTAGCAAAGGCTTCAACGGGAATGGGTAAAGACGCAAGAAAGTTTAGAACGAGAATGTATAAACTAGGCCAAAGAACCATGAAAGTTTTAGATTTCTTCTTCAAATATATGATGCTTGGTATTATTGTTGCGGGTGCTATTCTCATCGGTATGAAATACTTCCAAGAATTATATGGCCTTTTAAGTGAAATGGGGGTAATAGATAGAATTAAAGATTTGGGCAAAGATTTGATGAGCATTTTAGGAGATGTATTTTCTGTTGTTGATGCCTTTATGAAGGGAGACTATGAGAAAATTGTCCCGTTATTAGGAAAAATATTTGACAAGGCCGTTCTTTTCTTATTGAAAACTCTTGGCGTTTTGCTAGATGTCGGGTTCCTTGCTTTAGTTGCTGGCTTTAAATTGGTCGGTGATTTTATTGTGAAGATGTTCACAGATGAAGCCTTTAAAAATAGAGTTCTAAAGGGCCTAAAGGTTCTCTTATTATTCGTGGCAGGATTTATTGTCCTTAAATTCATTATTGCTCAGTTAATTTTATTGGCTGGTATTGCCGCATTACCTGTCGCTTTGGGAATTGTTGTCCTCGCCGCAGGATTTACAATTGCTAAATACTTTGGCGACAAATTGCGAGAAAAATTCGGAAAACAGGCAAACCGCATTATTGAGGGCGTTTGGAAAATGGTGAACTTCTTGAAAGGTGTTAGAGATAAAGTCTCAGAATTTGGAAAAAAATTAAGAGATATGCCTTTCTTCGCAAATGGTGGTGTTTCATCTGGCGGATTAGCGGTTGTTGGTGAAAGAGGCCCAGAATTAGTCAATTTACCAGCAGGTGCGAGAGTTAATTCAAATCGTGAATCTCGGAAGATGGCTGGCGGAACAACAAATAACATTAATATTACAATCAATGCAAGAGATACTTCCGACCAAGAATTGCGCCGTATTGCAGATAAAATCGGACAGATGGTGAACACGAAGATTAATAGAACGACTTCTTCAAGAACATTCGGAGGCTGATTAAATGTCATATGTTTATTTGAAAACGCAAAGTTATACGGGAACAAATCTCTCCCAAAACACAATTCCGCTTAATGTGGTAAGTGCTGGTATTTCTGTTTCAAAAACTATTCCTGCATTCCCTATTCCTCTTTCGGGTGTTGCTACGGGTGAATCTATCACTACTGCGTTTGATTTGGGTATGGCTACAAAATCTGTAAATTTGAGTGGGTTTATTAAAGACGCAGAAATCACAAAAACATTCGGTGGTGGAGATAATCCTACCACAACAGAAACCAATACATTCACAGCGCAAGAAATTGCTCAAATGATTGCTTCGGGTGTTGATTCAACAGGGTTTGCTAAGAAACAAGCATTTAGTGAATTGGTTATTTTGATTCCCTCTAATGTGGATTCAGACTACAATACAAGAGGAACATTAGGAACTTTAATTCCATTAACATTCGGTTCAAGAGGGAATAAAAATGAAAAGGACAATGAAGGTGTTCCTTTGCCTTTAACAACATTTCCTGATGCTTCAACAGATGTTGGCCTCACAGGTTTCATTAGAAGTTTTTCTTTTAATCTTGAAGCAGAATCCGTTGATGTTTCTTTCAGTTTAGATTTTGAAGTCGCTACGGTTATTCCTTGAGGTGAATAAATGTATCATATTTTAACAGGAAAACAACGCTCATTAGTGTTTCCTGTTATGTGCAACGCAAGAGTAAAAATGGACTACTCAAGCAATATTCCCGATATTGAAGGAACCCCATCCGATACCACAGATGATACGGGATTTGGCATTTGGGGCCATACGGGAACATTTACTTTTGAAAGTGTTATTACTCCGTATGAAATTAATGGGATTGATTTCAATACCTCTTTACACGATACAAAATCCTCTCACAAAATTATGCCAAATGCTACGACTTCTGATTCGGAAAGCAATCTGTATTTATCTACAACGGCCAGACTTACACATGAAATGATGATTTTCTACAACACTAATTTTCAAGTTAGTTTAGTGAATGATACCGACCATTTATACGGACAACCAGCAGAATACAAAATACGGGTTCGTTTAAAATTAGGTTCCACAACTGATACCTATACCACAGGAAAAGTTATTTCTGCAACAGAAGGTAAAATGTTTGTTTATGATGATTTAGGTTCGGATAACGCAGGTTTTGATAAAAGTGGTCGCTTGAAATTTAGACAGGCTACAACAGGAGCGACGACTACAAGTCCTTTCACCACTTTATTGGTAGCATCGGTTTCTCAATTCGTTGATGTGAACTCTCAAGAGGTGTTCTATCGCAGTGGTTTTGACTTCCTATCTCTTGGGGTCATTACGAATATTAGCGGCACTACGCTTACCATAACTAATCCAAATGGTGTCTCGTTAAGTCCCGGAACCCCCATTTATTTGAAGGCTTATTCGCTTCCAAATTACATAAACGACTCATTTCATATTGCTTGTGTGTTTGAAGAATTATCTAAAACGCTTAATATTTACCTAAATGGAAAATTACTTTCAACAAATACGCATAGTGATAGTGGGGCATTTACTTTTGATAGGAGTGATATTTACTTGGGTTCTAATGGTAGTGATTCAACAGGTGCAGGTTCGGCCACCACAAATAAACAGTTTATGGGAGAAATGCACGAATTGGCTATCACTAAAGCACAAAGAAAAAGGTTTCCCTATGTTTTGAATTTATTGCCAAACTACGATGATACTTTACTTTATTTGAGATTTGAGGAGGTTGATTTGTAATGGCATTAAAGGCATTCCAAACGGGACAAACTGTTGTTTCTTCTGTCTTTAACTATAATGTTCCCACTAATCCAAAATTAACAACAGAATCTACATTTAGTGGAGATAAAAGATTATTTACAGTTATTTATCCAGACGATACCAGCCTTGACACAATCACTGAATTTGGCTCGTCTGCAAATACTTCATATAGCAATTTAGAAACAACAGAAGGTTTTAGAATTAAGTGTTATGATTCTGCTTCTCAAGAGGGAATACAATTTAATCCATCAGCATCAGACTTAACCAACAATGACTACTATGTTTTAATTCATGCAGATGATGAAAATAAACACCATCTTGCTAAAATTACTGAAGTATTGGCTATGGATTCTACTGGCGATGGATTTGAATTTACGCCAAAATTGGGAAATGAATTAGCAGAAAACACCAAGTTTAGAATTTATTCAATACCGAGTAGCACAACAGCCCTTGCGGTTTCTTTTGGGATTAAACTTGAGCATCAAGATAAATTAGTTGTTGCTCGTCCTATGTTTTGTTTTGACAATGATAATCTACATAAGAAGGATGAGTTAGACCACAATACAAAATATTTTGCCGTAAGTGATGCAGAAGGCTCAAGCACAACAAATGATTTATCTTCTGCTACTTTAAAAGCAACAATTTTAACTACAGAAGCATATGCTGGTTCAATCGTAGATTACAGTAAATATTCAATGAAGTTAGAACTGTTTGATAATCTTCGGAATTTAGACGACCCCTCAAATAGTCCATATAAATCTAACGAAGATTTAACAATTACATTAGATTATACCGACTATGATGATGCGTTTCCAAATGCAAGGTCAGACACAGATGATGGCATTAATCCAGTTTCAAACTATCAACAAAAAGGATTTAAGAGGTATTCTTTTTATGATTATTCTCCCACGAAAAACAATACCCTGTATAATACCATTGACGCAAATATTCAACAGGCAATTGGACAAAGAGGTGGCTTTGCCCAAGTAAAACTTTCGGATTCATTTAGAATTATGCCAAAGAAGGTTTCCGAGTTTGATTCTTTGAGAGTTAGACACGCTGTTCACACCGCTATTCTTACAGATTGGTTCGCTCTTTCTGCAACAGTTTCAAGTGATTCTGGCTCAAACACTTATGTTTTTCAAACAGACCATGATTTGAAAGATTTCTTAAAAGCAGGAGATGAAGTAAAGGTAAAGGACACACATCTTCTTGTTCAGACAATTGGGACATTTGGTTCTTCAAAAACCCAATCAATTACTTTTAGAAGCATTACTAGAACAAAAGATGATGCTGCTTTTTCTACAAATACTTATGCTCCTGCTGTTGGAGAAATTTTGTATAGGCGGGCATTTAAGCCGACAGCCACCGAAGGCTCTACTGCGGATAATGCAGCAACAAATACATTATTAACAGACTTTGTTATGATGGAAGATAGATTTACAAATCTATTTGTTGAATTTATTGTCGGTGGATTTACTAAATTGGTTGCTACTGCAACTGCAACAGACCCAGACAAAAAATTACTTACGCTAAGTTTTGACGGGACAGAATATTATGATTCTGCTTACACAAATTTAGAATTCGTGGAAGGTGCATATTCAATTCAAGTAGAAAGACTTGATGGTGAGATTGAAACGATTAAATCTTACAAGCAAGACGGACAAACCTTCATGGAATTAGAAGGCAGGGATAAATTCAACAAATTGCTTTCGCCTATTGTGAACAGAGATTTCTTGTTTTCCGAAGACATTATTTACAGTAGTCTAAGCCCCTACAATAAACTAACTGATTTATCTGCAACAATTACCTGCGATTTTGACACTGCCGTTGATGCTTTAACATTTTCATCTAGTTTGACTTTAACGATTGGCGACCATATTTTCGTAAAGCACACTAACGGAACCTTTGGATATGTAGGAGAAATTGCTGCTACTGCCACAGGAACAACCCATACTTTGCGAACAACCCCAATGGTAGAAGGAACAGCACTATCCGCTTTTAAAGCAGCAAATAAAAATTACATTTTTAATAAAGCGTTGGCTTCAAATCCTCTTGTTGAATCCACAACTTCTTTATCGGGTGCTTCTGATAAAGGCGTTATTTTTAATGCTGGTAGAAACATTTCAAGGACTACCTTTTCGGAAACTTTAGCAGGTACATCTTCTTCTGCAAACGGAATAGATTTAGGATATGATATTTCAAATTGTAGGGGAATTAAAAGCGACAATGCTTTCCAAGGCACACTTGACAATGAAAACTTTGATATTACAAACACATTAATTGATTTCACTATTTTTGATGTTCAAGAAGATGGTGTAAATAAAATTGTTAAAGTCGCGCCTTACATTCCTTTAACTTTAGGAAGAGTAGAAGTAAATTATGCAAATACTCAAGACGCTACACTTAATGATTTAGGAACGGCTTCTTCCACACAAACTGATATTAGATATGTTGAAACTGCTAGTCAGTCATATTTATCTTCTTTTTCTGTTCAAAGAAAATACCACAATAAACCATTATATATTGAAGGAGCGTTTGTAGGATTTATTATCGGAGCCCAACTACAAACAGATTATTCTACAGTTAGAGTCTATTTAGATAGAAAAGTTTCATATTCTAGTGGCGACCAACTACAAGTATTAAATTATTCTGCAACTTATGAAGAATCAACAAAATTAACACACGAATTACAATTACTAAACGCAGGACATTTGCATACTGGTAAATTCATTTGTCTTTTAAATTCACAACTTAATAGTGGTAGAGAACCCATTATGTTTAATTATCCATTATATTATCCTACTATGGGTTCTAATCCAAAAACTCATGCTGAAAGATTTGGCCCAAGCCTATACAGATTATTTAATATTGAGAAAGGAAATATACATAAAATTAAATCTCTTTATTCTGATAGAGCAATTGCTACTTCTAAACCTTCACAATATTATAGTGATAAAATTTCTAAAGTCAAATTTTATGCATCTGGATATAAAATGAATTTTGGACATTATATTACAGGTGGTTCTTTAGACGAAAATGTTATTGGGACAGACATTATGCACATAGCACATCACAAAATGCCAGAAACGAGAGGATATACTTCTGTTCGTGGTTCTAATTTCTTTGACACGACTGTTCACGCTTCAGGGGAAACATACAACTTGATGAGATATGAAGACTTTACAGACACAAATAGTGGTTATATCATTAAAGACATTTTTTATCAACCTGATGCAAAAGCAGCAAGAATGTTTTTATTTATCAATTGTGATTTAACCCCTTACAGTTCCACAAGATTTGATAGTCTTATGGCAGGTTCACCATACACTAAAACCATAGAAAATTATTCTTTGCTTGCATTAAAAACCCCAAAAACAGCAGGTCGCTCAGATGCTAAAGATTTAATTTTAGGTCAAAGTGAAACTATTAATTTGAAGGATAATGATTATACTTCCGCTTCAATTATTTCGGCAGATAAAACAATCTCTTCTCTAAAAAGATTTAGTATTATGCGTCTTACCGAAGTAGTTTATGATTGGCATTTCAATCAAATTGACCCAGAAAATATTGTCTCTAATGATAGAACTCTTCCTAAGACCTCAATAAATGAATTTACAACTACACAGTTTGCTTCAGGTGCAGCCAATATAACTCACCCAGTTGGTGGAAACAACGCAAAAATATCATATTCTACTGCAATTACCCCACCTTCGGCAGATGATTTAATTTTTGACCAATACGGAAGATTAATTGGTGAAGTCGCATCTGCCACAAGCACAGAAATTACATTGAAAGAAAATGCAATTAAAACAGATGGAGGAAATATTGCCGCTACTCCACACATGAAAATGACCATCACTTCACAAAAAACAAGCGATATCCTTAGAGGACATGGTAGTGAAGATACTTCTATTTTAATAAGCGAAATCCATATGTTAAAGTCTTTTGTAGTAAATAGTGTTGGGACTGGCGGATATGGAGAATCCCCTTCCGCTTGGCATACTAACTATGGGCGCACATTAGAAAATTCTGCGGATACTGGAAGATACCCAAATTTCTTTTTACCGGTTGATTTAGGAGATGATGCAAGAGGTAGTTCTAATACGCATTATTCAAGCCATGTCGTTCAAATGTATAGAGATGGCACTTCATCAATCGCATCTGCTTTGCCATTCGCTAATGACGATTTAACTCTTAAAAATTTCAGGGCTATTTTCTTTGACAGATATACGATTGAAGAGGGAACTCATTTAGTAGATAAAGGAATGGTTAGCGATTATATTACAGGTATGTCTTTTAGTGAAGATAATTCGGGAGTCCTGACTAGCAGACTTGGACTAGTCGCATTCAAAACAGATGAAAACTTTGGCGAAAATGAAAGCGTAAATAAAAGTGGAGGGTCTTCTGCTACTACTGCTGATGGCGTATTTATGGGATTTAAGCCAGAAATAACTCTTCCCGGCGTAAGTGCTTTTAATAAGTCAATAGGAAACAAAACGGTTTATTATTATAGAATAGAAGCCACAGGTGAAAATCACTTCTTAAATTATGTAGATTTAACAGGAACCTATTTAGTAAATCAACTCGGAAAATATTACGATGCTCAAGGGGATATTCAAACTTCTTCTGATGGAGAGTCATTAAATGAATTAACTATTACAGACATGGCATATGTTATTTCTCATGAATTAGACCACACTAGTTCAGCACATTTTCACATCTTGACACTAGACACAGATTTAAGCAATCTTACTTGCAGAATTATGCAACCTAACCATACTTGCTTTTATTCCTACTCACCAAAAGAAATCCAACTCAATACGCTTTCTTCTAAATATACAAAGATGGGCAACGAAAATAAAATGTATGAGTCTATCAACGCTTATCAATTTAGAAACGCAAAAGGAACACGCTCAAATGATAGCAACAATGAAGGCGTTTTATCAGCGTATGTTGTATTAGATATTGATAATCAACCAAATTTAGAAAACTTTGTGTTTGTTAAAGATTCTTCCTCTTTTTCAACTTTATTTGGCAATATGAAATTAGATATGGGAATTAGCGACGGAGAAACTTCTTTCATATCCTCTGTTGAATATACGAACAATGGAGATGCTATTGGGCACTACTTGAACTTTGGGGAATTAAAAGAATGTTTAGGCGTAGTGTCTATTTCAGAAACAATCAATTTAACCGTAAATGGAGAAATTACTTCGGAACATAAAAGAACAATGATTGGTGCAGGTGTTCAAATTGGAAGAGAAGCCCAAGATATTGTAAATGATTTATTAGAAAGCGAAGGTTTAACATATGAAACCGATGGAACAACATCTTATCATTTGGCTCCTAATTTTGAAAGCATTGATTTGTTCGGTGCTATCAATTTTGTTCTAAAGAAAATCAATAAGACTATTTTTATAGAAGGAGATAACTACAAACTAAAGGATAACCAATCCGACGATTTGTATTCTTCTAATATTAAAATTGGTGATGATGCAAATGTTAAAGTCTTTGAGTTTGAAAAGTCCTCTACCATCTTCAATTTCTACAATGATATTACAGTTTATGGTAGGGCGCACAAATCAACCAGAAAAGACTTGAGAAGCATTCAAAAGGTTGGCAGGAAATCATTTGAGCATACAGACAAAACTTTAGTCAATCAAAATGAAGTGGACGAAAAAGCCAGAGAATTGTTTTCTCTCTACAATAGAAACAATCAAAAGATTGAATTGCTTGTGAACCATGAAAATATTTCTACTCTTCAAGTCGGAGATATTGTGAATGTTGAAATTCAGCAAGAAAACATTCCATTATCTTCCTTCTTAGTATTACAAATGGAACATCAATTGACAGGTCTAATCAAATTACAATTAGGCAAGTATAGTAGATTGTTAGAAGATACTTTGGCCGAGATTGTAGCCACAACGAGGAAGAACGAAAAAGACAATCGTTCTTCAAACTTAACTGCAAATGAACAACAATATTACTTCTTGGAAGGCGTTAAAATTAATTTGCGTAAGTTGCTGGTCAGAAAAAGAACCTCAAGTGGAGGCAACGCATTGGGCTTTTCAGCACAATTAAATACGGGTAGCCGCACACTTGGATTCAGTGGCGGAAGCGGTGTCGTATTGACTGATTTAGTGGAGGAAGAGTTTTGATTACTGACAAATTAAAGCAATTGCTGGCAGAACGGATTGTTTCGTTAATTGATTCAGGACAGGTCGGTTTAGGTGGCAATTCTTCTTCTCCGAATGCAAATGCTTTAGATGTGCCAAGTGGAGCGACTACAACCGTAAATGCGGTTTCTACGGATGAGAATGTTATGGAAGTAAAGGTTTCTGTTGGTGGTGGCGCAATTACAGGTATGACGATTCGTGAAGCAGGTGTTTTTGATTCATCTTCAAATATGCTTTCAAGAGTAAATTTTGATGGTGTTGGCCCATTTTCTTCAACGGAAACATTAGAAGTTATTTTGATTATTGAGGTGGAATAATGGTAGAAGTGAACCCGCATTACATATCGCAACTTAGCACAGGAGCAACAATTGGACACATTGAAGATGATGTAGATTTTCCCCATACTGGATTATTCAAATCATTGATGCAAGGTGTTTCAGGGAACTTCGTAATTAAGAACAATACAAATGATTTTGATATTACACAATCTGCAAGCGACCCTGTGGTTTCTGTCGCAGTAGGAAGTTATCTTGATAATGGCGAATTGAAAACTACTTCTGGTGTAGCGACTTTTAATTCTGCGGCATTCACATTTACAACAAATAAAGCCTATTACTTATTAGTCGTGGACTCTTCTGGAACTGTTGCTTTAAGAGTCCCAACAGTAGCAAATCGTGTGGCGAATCATTCTGCGGGCGATACAATTATTGCTATGATTGAGATTGCAGACGATACAGCATTTGGCTCAAGAAAGGTTCAATTCTTTACTTCGTCAAAGACAGATAATCATTTAAGTATCGCAAGAGATAATTCTGGCGCTTATACCGAAATGGGTAAAATTACTTCGGATGCTGATAGTATAGACATTAGTACGACTAATTCAAATGCTGATATTAATTTGACCCCACACGGAACAGGCGATGTTAAATTAGGAACATTAGCAATTGATGGCGACCAAACGGTTGGTTCAGGCCAAGATGGGTATGTTCTAACTTATACCCATTCAAATACAAAAGCAGCGTTAGCGGCCCTTCCCACATCATTATCAAATGTCGTTGAAGATACTACTCCACAATTGGGAGGAAACCTTGATACTAATAGTAATCACATTGATTTTGACGATGCTCACGGCATTCGGGATAGCAACGGAAATGAGCAATTAATTTTCCAAGAAACCTCAAGTGCTGTTAATTATGTGGAAATTACCAATTCTGCTACAGGAAATAGACCTCAAATTGCAGCAGTAGGTGATGATACAGATATTGGGATTACAATTAAAACTAAAGGTGGGGGAGATGTTTTATTGGATACAGATTATTTATTTGTAAATAGAGTGCAATTAGGTTATGGAACAGGGCCAGGAAAACTTCAAGTTTATAACGCTGGAGACAATTTAGAACTTTATGCCGCAGGAGACTCAAATGGCAATCAAAAGATTCTTGAATTAGATGCTGGAACAGATGGTGCAGAAGCAAATAGAATTGCTAGTGTTTCTGGTCATTTAGAAGTTAGTCAAGAAATTAGAAGTAAAGGGTATATTAGAAATATTACCGAAGTGGTCGGTTCGGCACTTGGCCCTCCCCCTGTTGTAAATTATTCTGTATTAGAGACAGATGATATTATTATCGCTAAAGCCCCAAGTGGCTCTCCACCAAACGATTTAACGCTAAATCTTCCAGATGCGGAAGCGGCAGATATTGGCAGAACATATAGAATTATTGCTTCCGATGCAACGGCCACATTAAGTTTAGATAGAACAGGAGCAGATGATACAATAGAAGATACTACGGGCGGAACACTTACTTTGCCTTACTCTTTATCAGCAGGTAAAATTTACGATATTACCTGTATTGATGCTGATAGATGGATGCTTATGCAATTGAACTGAGGAATAAAAATGTTGTTAGAATTGTTTTTATTATCTTTTATTTTGGGTTTTATTACTATATGGTTAAGCACCCCAAGTAGCACAGACACAGTAATTATTTTTGAAACCGAAGAAGAATTATATAATCTTTGTTGGGAAGGATTGCGAAAAGGCCAACAATAGCGAATAATTTTTTCAAGGTCAAAAAAATGACGCAAAATGCGAGCCAAAAAGGGGGCTTGAGAGGCTATCCCCCCAGATAGCCCCTCAAACTGTCTTTTCAGACCAAATGCCAAAACATTTTCGGCATTCCCATAAATTAGCCTGTTTATTTGAACCTACATAGAAACCAAGTAGCCTTACGGCTAGTGTTTCATTACTACAGTATTTGCAGGGTTGTCTTCTACTCATTTTTTATTTCCGTCCTGTCTCC